GCGGTGATGGTGATGGTCGTGCTGGCGGCGGTGCCTGCGGAGACGGATCCAGCCGTGACGTCGAAGTAGCCGCGCGCGCGGCCGTCGTACCAGTCGGAGACGCGCGTGCCGTTGTAGAAATGATGGATCGAGGCATCCGCGAACGAGGCGATCACATAGGGCAGGCCGTTGAAGATCTCGACCTGCAGGACCGCCGTCATCGCCGACGCGCTCGGGTGCTGCAGTCGCTGGTAGCTGACGCCCGAGGGCATCGACGGCGTCGCGATCGAACCGAAGACGTAGAGCGATCCGCCAATGTTCGCCATGCCGAACGTGCTGGCGGGCAGCGCGTAGGTGCTGACGAAGGCCTTGCGCTTCTCGATCGCGCCGCCGCGATCGATATGCGCGTTGGTCAGTCGGCGCAGCGTGCCGGTCGGCGCCGACGCCTTGCTCTTGCGGCTGTCCTGGCCCGCGCGGAAATCTTCGATTACCAGATAGGGCATCGGTCAGCGCACGTAGGCGACGCGGATGCCATGCTGGCGTCCGCTGTCGGTCGCGCCGGGCACCATGCTCAGGCGCCGGCGGGCGCCGCCTGCACGCCCCCGCAGCTTGTTGTAGAGGTTGAGCGCCAGCTTCTCGACCTTGGCGGCGCGGTCGTTCTTCTCGGCCGACAGGATCTCGTGCGCGGCGAACAGGACGATCAGCGTGTCGTCGAGCGTGCAAGTGTCGGCGTTCGCGATGAACGGATTGAGCGGCAGCTTGTGGAAGATGCGCAGTACCTGGTCGCGCGAGGCAGGCACCGGCCACACCTCGATCTGAACGGCGCCGTCGCTCTGGCGCAGGTCGATGTTGGTGGCAGGGTCCGAGCGCACCGATAGGATGCCACCCGACAGATCGACCGGTGTGCCGACGGTCACGGAGCCTGCGACAGTGACCTCGATCTCGCGATCGTTGCCGGCGTCGTCGCTCTGCGGATCGGCGGTGATCGTCACCTCGTTCGCGCGGGCGGTCGCCGTGTAGTTCGGGACGGTGTTGGTGGCGTTGATCGCGGCGGCGACAGCCGTGGCCGTAGCCGTGTTCGAGGTGCGCCAGCCGATCGGCGAGCCGTCGAGGATGTCGACCCCGTCGACCTCGATCTTGGTGATCCGGTTGCTGGCGCCGCCCGAGAAATTGCTGACCGACGTCACCGTGACGTCGCCGCCGACGGTGACCGAGACGGTGTAGCCGTTCGTGCCGGTGCCTGCATCCGGGTCGGCCGTCAGCGTGACGGCGGCGCCGATGTTGCTGGCGCTGTAGCCGTGCGTGCCGGTGCCGAGGTTGATTGCCACGACGACGGCTGCGGCGGTCGCGGTGTGGCTGGTGCCCCACGGGACGGAGGCGGATAGGAGGGTCGTGGTCGCATTGATCGTGATCTGCGAGATCACGTTGCTGCCGCCGAGCGTGCCGGCGTTGATCGTGAAGCCGCCGGTGGCGGCGGCAGCGGCGCCCGCGGTGATGGTGAACGAGCCCGACGCACCGGTCTGCTCGCTCTCCATGGAGCTGTATTGCAGGGCGCCGATGCCGTTGACCATCGGCAGGTACTGGCCGCCCCAGCGGACGGCGTAGCTCTTGACGTTCTCGATCGAGATGCCGGAGGGGAAGTCGTAGAAGCGCTGGCCGGGGTTGAGCTGGATGTCCTCCTGAAGGTTCAGGAAGGGCCAGTCGAAATCGTCATAGAGCCAGGACTGCGTGCGCCGCAGGATCCGCTGAAGCTGGGCGAGCTTGTTCTTGCCGAGCGCGGCATCGGGACTGTGACCGACCTCCGCACGGAGATCGGTCACCATCTGTCCGAGGCTGACGCCGCGGGCCATGGATTAGGCCGCCACCTTCTCGCCTTCGCCGTCGCCGAGGCCGTCGCCGCCGTCCAGGCCAAGCGCCTTCAGCTCGTCCTCGGTCGGCTCCGGTACATCCTCGAGCACAACCGGCGCCACCTGCGGCGTCGGACTCGGGCCGAGGCCGATGTCCTTGAGCATGACCGGCAGCTTCGCCATCGTGCCCGGGAACATCTCGGCGACCACCTGGTCACCGTAAAGCTGCTCGAGGCGCGCGCGCTCGACCGCGTGGCCGCGCTTGTCCATGCGGACGGGCGCGATGTTGATCACCGCATCCTGGCCGTGGATGCGGCGCAGGACGGCGATCTCCGGCGGGGTCAGGTCGACCTTCTCGACGGTGTGGCCGACGGAGCCGCCGAGGCGGACCGTCGCGTTGCAGAGCTCCATGGGGGTCTCCTGGGGGTGTGTGGGTGGCGTGTGTCTCTGGGCGCCTGTGGGCGCGGCTCCCGAAGGAACCGCGCCCTTGAGGCTGCTGGCCTTAGCCCGCGTACTGCGGGGCGCCGAGGTAGGACGGATTGTCCACCGCGACGAGGAAGGCGAACGAGACCACGCCGTCCATGGTGGTCGCCGGGGTGAAGGTGCCGCGCACGTCACCGGAGGTGCCGGTGGCCGCCGCCTGCGAACCCACGACCCAGGTATTGCCGTCGTTGACGCCGTCCTGGGTGATCTCGATGATGCCGTTGAGCTGACCGGCGGTGTCGATCGCCGCGGCCGGAACCACGGTGATGCTGTCCGCGACAGCGACGGTGTTGGCCGCCGACGGCGTCGCGGCGTACTTCACGCCAGCCGCATCCGCGTCCGCGATGGTGAAGGTGCCGCCAGTGACATCCACGCCGCCGATCTGGAGCTTGACGGCTCCGCCGGTGGTGACGGCCCCCTGGACGATGCCGCGATACTTGGTGATGCGGCCCGCAACCGGGCACACGATCTGTTCGGCGGTGCCGGCCAGAAGCTCGGTCTGCTCGATCTCGAACGGGATGTAGTGCTTGCGCCCGCCCGCATCGACCTTCACCGCGTTCTCGTACGAGGCGACGATCTGGTCGGTGTCACGCAGGAATACCGGCAGGCCGAGCTTGGAGCCCGTGCCGAACGTGGCGCTGGTGATGCTGGCCGAGGACGAGACCTCGGTCAGGCGCTTGAACGCCTTGCTGCCGGTGTGCGACGTGCCGCTGGCCGACTTCTCGACCATGTAGTTGCCGTACTCGTCATACCCCTTGAAGGTGATGACCGAGGCGGTGGTCCAGGCGCCGACGACGTTGCGCGGCACATCGAACACGATCTGACCCGGGTACTCCGAGCTCAGGAGCGCGCCGTCGAAGACCGCCGCGGCGCCGGCCGCGACCGACTGCGAGGCGCACGCGCCATCGGCATCGGCCAGGATCGGCGATCCGAGCTCGATCATCATCAGGCTCGCATCGCGCGAACGCAGGATGACGGGCTGGTCGAGAACGCCGGCGCCGGTGGTGTCGAAGCCGAAGATGACCGTCGATCCGGCCGGAAGCGTGGTCGTGCCGATGTAGGTCACGGTCGCGCTCGTGTTGCCGAGCGAAAGGGTGAAGTCGCGACCGACCTTCATGTTGGTCTGCATCGCCCACATGGTGTGGTTGGCGCCGTTGATGAAATTGCCCTTGGTGGTGCCGCTCGGGTACGACACGGTGAACGTGCCGTTGGTGGCGACCGCCGAAGCGAGCTGAAGGGTAACCGTCTTCTGGGACATCTGAGTTCTCCTGGGTGTCGAACGAGTGCGTCGAGAGGGGCGGCTTTCGCCGCCCCGTCCCGTTACGCGACCTCGTAGACCCCGTGGCAGTTGAGCTTCTTGGCGATCAGGCCACCGGTCCAGGTGACGGCCCGATAGAGCACGTACTTCTCCGGCGGACGCGCCGGCGCGTGCGTCTTCATGTCCTCACCGTCCATCACCATCGGGTGAAGGAAGCGGGTGTCGAGCATGTAGCAGAACTTCGAGTAGCCCAGATCGTCGAGCGTCGGGTCGTACTCGAAATCACCGACGCCGCGCATCGAGATCTGCGCCATGCCGATGTCGTTCTTGCCGCCGTTGATGAAGCCGGTCTGAGTGTAGGTGCCCTTCTCGTGGACCTCGAGTTCGAGGGCGTCGAGGAAGGCGCTGCCGCACAGGACCAGGTTCGGGCGACCGCCGAAGCGGCGAAGCTGGCGGGCCTCGCTGCGCAGCGTCTTGGTGAGCGTCTGGCTCGACGCCGAGGCGGTGATCTTCGGCCCGGTGATGCTGGCGGTGGTCGACTGGCCGCTCTCGGCCGAGAGCGAGCCGACACGGGCGCGGTTGCGCCACCAGCGGTTCGCCGCGCGGTCGATCGTGCCGGTGATGCCGACAGCCGGGTTCAGCGTGACGAGCGACTGGACGCCGGCGAAGACCTTAGAGGCCTGGGTGCCGTCGCGCCACAGCATGTCGTTGAAGCTGCGGTCGGCGCCCTCGGACATATCGTCGAGCTTGTCCTCGAGCAGGTTGGTGATCTCCACCAGCTCGCGCTCGGAGTGCTCGGCCGTCTTCTCGCCGTTCAGGCTGTCGACGACGGAGATGCCCGCCTTCTTCAGCTCGGTCAGCGTGAGGTTGATGCCGGCGTGCAGCTCCTTCCAGTTGAAGGCCCACTGCTTGATGTTCGCCGGGTTGGCGTAGGTGACGGTGTCGTCGTGCTCGAAGCCCATGAAGGCGGTCGTGTAGTCGCCCTTCACGTTGCCGCGAATGAACTCCTTGCCGCCGGGGAAGGTCTTCTGACGGGCCTTCATGGCCTTCATCAGCGGCTTGTCCTGCAGGTTCTGCGCGACAGCCTTGCCCTTCATGTAGTGGTCGAGGAGAGCGTTGGAGATGTTGCCGAGTTCGGCAGCGGTGAACGGCATAGCGGAAACTCCTTAAGCGGCGACAGCCATGCGCGCTGCTTCGAGCAGCGTCTTGGGCTGCGCCTTGGCGCCGGTTGCGGACGTGCCGGATGCGGGTGCGTCGGACGTGCGACGGGGCGCCGGGCGGAGGCGGGCGAACGTCTTGTTCACCTCCTCGTAAGCGACCCGCGCGAGAGCCAGCGCGTCCTCGGGAGTGCGCGGCGCCTTGCCGGTCTCCTGGACGATCGCGAGCACCTTGTCGCGCACGAGATCCTGCTTCTCGGACCAGTCGGGATCCGACGTCTTGAGGCCCGCCTCCCACTTCGACACCTCGGAGCGGATGGCCTCCTTGGTGCCGGCGACTTCGCGCTCCGTTTCACGGGTGCGCGACTGATCGACCGTATCGGTGAGGCGCTTGTTGACGGCACGCAGACGTGCCGTTTCCTTCGCCGCCGTCTCGTCGATCGCGCCCTTGTCGACCTGCTCCTGCAGGTCCGCGGGCAGCCGCTCGCCGATCGCCAGCTCGAGAGTGCTGACGATCTTGCGGAGCTCGGGCAGCGCCTTGGCCGGATCGGTCTTGATCAGGGCCATCGTCTTGAAACCCGCGACCACCTCGTCGACACTGATGCCGTTGGTGGTACGGAAATTCTCGATGACCTGAAGCTGATCGGCCGAGCGCTTGAGCTCCGTTACCTGGCCGGTCAGGGTCTCGAGTTCGCCCTTGAGCTTTCGCTCGCTTGCGACCTTCTCCTGCCAGCGCGGGTGCTTGTGGAATGGAACCGAGGCGTCGTCGTCCTTGGACTCAGCCACTGCCGCTTTGCCGGCGGCGGGCTTGCCTTCAGACGAACCTTCCTGGGGTTTGAGGGCGGGCGATGCCTCACCTTCCTCGGGCTTCTTGACGACATCCTTGACGATGTCGAGAAGGGCCTTCGGCTCGGTATTAGCGCCCTGGTCCGCGCCGGACGACTTCGCGGGGTCTGCGTCCGAAGATGTGGCTGCGGTCGACGCGCCGGTATCGGCGGCGGCCGCAGCGGGGGTCTCAAGTTCCGACGGTGACGAGCCGTCGAGGGCCGTTTCCGGCATTAGCGTCTCCTCTTTGAGGGACACCCGCCCAGATGCGCCGGGCAGGCGGCGGCCCAGTTGACCCGGACCTACGACTTCAGACAGACATACTACATTCTGTCGCGATTATCAACACCCTAGGCAGCGCTAGGGGCGCCTCCGTCCGGACCGCCTGGGCTCCCGGGGTATGCCGGCTGCGCTCCTGGCGGGGTGCCGTCGGGCCGCGCGCCCTGGTCGCCGCCTTCGTCGCCCTGCGCGTTCGGATCGGCTGCGGCATCCGCCGGCGCCGCGGTCGCCATGCGGTTCTGCGCGACGATCGAGGCCATGCCGTCCTTGAGCGCTTCGGCCACGTCGCCGGTCGCCGGGTCGTCGATCAGCGAGATCAGCAGCTTGGCGATCCACATGGCTTGGAAGCCCGGCACCTGGACGATGAACGGCATCAGCCGCTCGATATTGGCAATGTCGCGCTCCTTGTTCGGGCGGCCGCTCGATCCGCCGCGCACGATCAGGCCGATCTCCTTGGCCGCCTCGGCGCGCGTCATGGTCGGCCAGGCGGCGCCCGGCCCCGCGATCTCCTGCACCTTGGGCAGCGACATTTCGGTCACGAGCACCTGGCCGCCGTCGCGTGCGAGCTGCGACAGCAGCTCGTCCAGATCGTCGGTGTTGGACGACAGCGAGGAGATGCGGCCGCTCTCGGCGATCGAGGCCTCGGTGGCGCCGCCGTCGCCGGTCATCGACCCCATCTCGGAGGCGCCGCTGCCGACCGCGCGCTGCGCGTCCTGGAAGACCGTCTCGGTCTCGTAGAAATTCGGATCGATCGGGTGCTTCTGCACCGGCTGCAGCATGTCGGCGACCGACTGGCCGGGCGTCAGGCCCTTGAGCAGGATGATCTCGTGCGCCTGATGCTCGAGCATGCTGTTCTGGTCTTCCTCCTCGAAGGCGGAAGCCGGCGCGGCATAGAGCGGGCGCGAGGCGATGCGATGCTGGCGCCGCGCCTCCATGGTCCGGTTGTATTCCTGCTGCGGCGAGCGGAGCAGGCGCACGTCGGACGGCGGGAAAATCTCCTTCTCGTGCTCGACGTCGTTGAACGTCAGCGCGTAGACGGTAAAGAAACGTTCGAGCTGCACGTTCGGCTCGGCCGGTGCGCGCAGGTAATCCTTGTAGCCGACGCAGAGCGTGAACTCGAGACCGGTCGACTTCTGCTCGACGCGGTACACCTTGCAATGCTGCTCACCGGTGTCCTGGCCGTCGACATCCGCATCGACCTTCCAGCCGCCGACGAGCTCGCCCTTCGGCGAGTAGGCGGTGAACGAGCCGGTCACGTCGACCTTGTAGACCTCCTTGATCTCGTTGACCGTCAGCAGGTAGCGCTCGGCGATCCAGTCGGCGCCGGCCCAGGTCTTGAGGTTCGTGCAGGCCGTGTCGGGGATGATCGCGGTGGCGCGCGGCCAATGCCAGCGGAGCCCCTCGCGGATGACCACCTCCTCCTCGGCCTCCAGCGCCTTCTTCGTCTGCTGCATCTCCTCGACCTCGGCCGTGTCGGGCTGGATCTTGCCCTCGGCGATGTCGGCCTGCAGACGCTCCACGCGGCCGAGCCGCTGCGCCAGGTCGGCGATCTTGCTCTCGGTGTCCGGGTTGCGCTGCATCAGCCGCTGGAAGTCCAGCCGCACATAGCCGACGCCGCAGGTCACGACCCGGCGGACCATCTGCTTCATGCCTTCCTTGAAGCCGGGGATCTGTTCGTCGATGAAATACTTGAACAGGATCTCAAGCGTGCGCCCGAGCTTACCCATCATCTTGCGGTGCGCGAAGCCGTCGACCACGTCTTGCAGCAGGGCGACGGTCATCGGGCTCGGCGGCATCGCGGGGCCGCCCATCTGCATCGACTGCATCGCCATCGCCGCTTCCTGCATGGCCGCCTGCAGGGACGCCGGCTCCTCGTCCCAGATCAGGAAGTCCTGGCGGGCGCGGCGCTTGGCGATGAAGGTAGGCTGCCGCGCATAGAGCGCGGGCACGCGCGTCTGGATGTGGCGATGGACGATGTTGAGCTTGTAGCGGTCGTCCTTGTCGGTGGCATCCGGGTACTGCTTGCCGAACGCGAAGTCCATATCCTCGGCCATGCGCTTGAACGCCGGCTCGTGGTGGCGCTCGGCGAGCTCGATCTTCTTCAGCCACTTCTTCACGTTGGCCGCGCGCGCCTCGGGCGGCTCGACGTCCTTGTCGGCACGCACGATCGCCGCCGGCTTCGGCGTGAAGGGCGACGGCGCCGCGCCCGGGGCGAACATCGCCATGATCGTGTCGGTGAGCGAGCCGCCTGCCTCAGCGGTCGGGTCTAGTCCGGTCATCTACATGCTCCGCAGTTGCGCCTGGCGCTTCTCGATGCCGCGGCGATAGTTGTGATCGGCCTTCACCCACGAGAGCGTGCCCACGCGCGGCGGCCCCTTGATGTTCTTGGTCTGGCCGGCGGCGCCGTGCAGGTAGGGCAGGCCGCGGCCGATGTTCGAGAGCGCGTCCACGAAGTCGTCGAGCGATCCGTTCGGGAACTTCAGGAGCTGGTCGCGCGCCTTCTCGTACCACCAAGCGGTTTTCGGGAAGCGCACCATGCCCATCGCCATGCGGCCCTGGATCGCCTGCGCCTTCTGCTCCTTGTCCTTGCTGTCGGAGAGCTCGACGATCGAGATGTAGACCTTCTCCTTGCGCATGCGCGCGGTCAGGAACGGGCCGATCGACTTGGTGATGTGATCCTTGCCCGACCACCAGGTGATCGGCCGCCAGCGCTTCATCGTCGCCAGCATCTCCTCGACCGTCTCGTCGGTCTTGGCGCGCTTCCACCAGCAGTCGAGCACCCACATCACGTCGTGCTCGTCGATGCCGACGGTCAGGATCACGTTCTCGTCGTTGCGCTGCTTCTTGTCGACCGCGTGGTCGGAGCCGACATAGACACGAAGCCGACCGGGCAGCTCGTGCGGCAGGTAGGTGCGGATCATCGCGGCCTTGAAGTAGTCGCCGTCGTCCGGGCTCGGGCGCTGCTGGTAGAGCGCGCTGAAGCCGACCGGGTTGCGGTTGCGGATGCTCTCCAGGTGCGCCTTGCCGAAACGCTGCGGCCATAGCGGCTCGCCCGGCTTGCGACCCAGGACGTCGTTCTGCTCGGCCAGCGCCGGGATGTTGATGATCTTCCAGTTCTTCGCTTCGGCCGGGTTGTAGTAGGGGTTCGCCGGATCGGTCAGGCGGCCGACCAGGTCGTCCTCGTGCCAGCGGGTCATGATGATGATCACGGCCCCGACGTCGGACATGAGCCGCGTCATCGCCGTGTCGTTGAACCAGGACCACAGCTCGTTGCGGATGGTGGCGCTCTGCGCTTCGGCGCGATCCTTGAGCGGATCGTCGATGATCAGGAAATCGGCACCGCGGCCGGTGATGCTGCCGCCGCGGCCGACGAACGCGAGCAGCCCGCCCTCCTCGGTGCGCAGCCGATCGGCCGCGGTCTCGCCCTTGCGGAGCGTGACGCCGGGGAAGGTCGCGGCGAAGCGGTCACTGATGATGCAGGACCGGACGTCACGGCCGAAGTCCTCGGCGAAGTCCTGGTTGTATGTCGCGAAGATCACATGGCGGTAGGGATCGCGGCCGGCGAGCCAGGCCGGGAACTTCCGCGACGTGAGCTCGGACTTGCCGTGGCGCGGGGGGAAGGTGACGATCAGGCGTAGCAGCTTGCCGGCCTCCACCTCCTCGAGCGCGGCCGCGAGCGCGCGATGGAAGTATTGCGCGTCGTAGCGCGACCGCGTCGCGTCGTCCGGGTCGTTCGGGTCCGGCATCGCGAACTCGGTGAAGGCGACCAGCCCCTTGCGCGCCTCCTGGATCTTGAGGCGCCGCTCGATCTCGCGGAGCGCACGCTGCCGCTCGGCCTCGCGCTGGGAGGCCTGCAGCTTTCGGTTCTCGATCTCGCGGTTGACGGCGTCCAGCTCGGAGAGCGGCACCGCCGTCTGCTCGATCGTGAGGCCGATCTCGGTCTCGGGCTCCGGCTTCGCGGGCTTGACCCTCCGGCGGCGAAGCAGGGGCCGCGCCGGCGGACGCTTCGGGGCACCGCGGACGGCCATGATCAGTTCATCCCGAGCTTCAGCTTGATCGCCGTGCCGGCCAGGAGGATGGCAAGGATGCCGGTGGTGATGACCTTGACGGTGGTGCGCCAGGCGACGCGGCGCGCATCTCGCCAGGCGCCGAGCAAGTCGCGAAGATCCCGAAGGTCGCTGGACGCGGTCTCGTCGTCGAGTCCGAGATGCGACAGCACCTGCCGCGCGCCCTCTCGGGCTCCCGCGGCGGCGAGGGCCTGAAGCTGCTCCTCGCGGACCTCGTAGACCTTCCGATCGGTCATTACACGGTCGGCCAGTCGGCGAGGATGGCGGCCGCGCGCTGGGGCGTCAGGCACTCCTCGTAGACCAGGACGTCGAGGCCTTCGGCGGTCGAGGGGTGGTCGCGCAGGAACTCGCTGGCCGCCTCGTAGTCGCGCCACCAGACGGCCATGAGCGGCGAAGCCGCGACGGCCGCGAGGACCAGCACCTTCTCGTCGAAGGTCAGGAGGTTCCAGAACTCGAAGCGGGTGAGCTTCTTGTAGATGATTGGAACCTGCCGGGTGCCGGAGGCGATGACCGAGCCGGCGGCGTTGCGCACCTCCCAGGCGATATCCTGTGTCGTCATGGCGCCGCTCCCTTAGTTCGAGAACCAGACGGCGGGGCAGTGCGCGTCCTCGCCGGTCGGCGCCATGGGGCTCGGCGTGGTCGATCCGTCGTAGGTGTGCGTCTGGATCTCGGCGCGGGCGCCCCAGACATTGCTGTCGGTCGGGTTGCCGACGAAGCTCGGCAGGCCGAGCTCGGTGACGAAGCGCTCGTTGAGAACGATGTCCTCGTTGCCGCCCTGCATCTGCACGCGCGCCACGGTCGGAGTGTGGCTGTAGTTGACGCCGAGCACGATGCTATCGCCCTTGGCGAAGGCGAGCGAGAGAGAGCCGAGAGATCGCCAGCCTGTCGACGAGAGATCGATGTTGCCGATCTGCGCGATGCGCGCCTTCGTGCGGGCGTTGTAGTACGCGAGCCGCGCGTTGCCGGCGGCGGTAGCCGTCACGTACATCCAGGCGGTCGTGAAGGTGACGGCCTCCACCGCCCGCCAGGGCGGGACGTAGAAGATGCGATCTGCCGTCGCCTGGTGGGCGTTGATAACGTGCGCCAGCGAGGCGCAGATCAGGTACGGACGGCCGGTGCGATAGCCGAGCGGCGGAAGGCTCGGGGTGAGCAGCGATCCGCCGGGCGTGCCTACAAGCTCGCTCAATAGCTGACACTCCAGACGAGGGTGGTGCTGTCGGCGATCGTGCCGACATAGTTAAGGCGCAGCGTGCCGCTCCAGGCGCCGGTGATGGTGTGTGTGCCGCTGGCGAAGGTGCCGTCGGGGAGCTGGGCTTTGTTGCTGCCGAAGTCGATCGTCAGCGTGTAGGTGCCGAGCTTCTTGATCAGGATCCCGACATGCGACGTGCTCGGGCTCGCCGGCATCGTGTAGGTCTTATCCGCGAGCGAGCAGTCCATGATGATCTGGTCGCCGGCTACGCCCGTGTAGGGCGTGGTCGTGGTGCGCGTGAAGATGCCGGACGGGATGGACGCGGCGCTGGCTGCAGCGGCTGCGGCGGAGGCCGCGGCGTTCGTTGCCTGGGTCGATGCGGTGGTGGCGGAGCCGGAGGCGGCCGTTGCGGAGGCCGCTGCGGCGGCCGCCGAAGTCGAGGCAGCGCTGGCGGAGGTGGCGGCGTTGGTGGCGGACGTCGCGGCGTTGGTGGCGCTGGTGGCTGCCGCGGCAGCGGCAGCGGTGACGGCCGCGGCGAGCGGCGTCGCGAGATCGAGAACGACCGTCCACTTGCCGGCGGCGAGATCGGTGGCGAAGGTGCCGGAGGTGTGGGCGACGATGCAGCGGTAGAGGACGTTGGTCTGCCACACGCCGTCGCGCAGCGCGTAGTCGGTGGCAGTCACCCAGTCGCCGATGGAGGCGAAGCCGATCTCAATCTCGGCCTTGAGCTGGTCGATGCCGACGGAAAGGTTGGCGAGCTCTAGGTCGTCGCGCTGGATCTCCGCGAGGTTCGAGAGGACCGCGGTGAGCGTGGTCTTGATCGCGTTGAATTCGGCGTCGAGCAGCGAGCCGGTCGGCTGCTCGCCGGGGTAATCGGTCGAGAAGTTCGTCCAGTTCGATTGACGTGCGTATGCAGGAGGTTGGGCCATCGTCGTCCGTTAACCGGATCTTGTTCTCGACCTGGACACACCATACACGATCAAGGGTTTGTCTGGAATGCCGACAATTTTTCGGCTTCGGTTTTTCGCTGCCCAAAATTTCTGCTGACGTCGGGATCGGTTTTTGCGCGAAAGGGGGAACGGGTGGGGGCAGGGGGTAAGGTCGCCCGGTCACACACCGCGGGCTCGAGCCAGCCGATCGCCAGGCTGCAGCCTAGGCGCACCCTCCTCTAGGGTGTGACTGGCTCGGCTATCGCATTGATTACGTTCACGTCTTCTGCTGGCGCGTCCGTCTCCCGTGCATCTTCCCGGGCATCTTGGCGCAATTGGGCAGCCATAGCGCGGAGCTCGTCCTCCGTCATCTCCGCTAGCGGTTTGCCCTTTAACTCCTTGATCTTATTGGCATCTTTGTTGAATTGTCCAAGATCCAGAACAATCTTGGCTGCCTTGAGGCGAGCGTCGCGCGGAGCCCCCGTATCGGCCATCGTGTCGCGCAGGGTCTTGAGCGCCAAGCCGGTCAGCTCGCCGTCTACAAGTTCCGATCGGCGCTGACGCAAGGCCTTGATGACATGGGGCAATCTAAGTAGGCGCCAAGCATCCGTCTTAGGGCTGGCGTAACCCGCCTCGCGCGCAGCCTCAGTCTGGCTCATGCCGCTGGCGACCATGTTCTCGACGAACTGCAATTGCAGTTGCGTTAGTGCCTGGTCCTCTGAGAGAGCCGGGCGACCGCCAGGATGCTTCGGAACGGGAAGGGTTTCTGCCATCCCGCGACCATACCTCACGCGATCGTGATCGACAATCTGTCGGCTTTTCCTACCACGCCGACATTTTGTCGGCTATCGTGACAGTAACGACCAACAACGTGAGGCGAACATGACATACGGATCGATCGGCTCAATCTCGAGCGGCACGCTACTGCCCGCGGACCTGATCCCGGTTTTCGCGGACGAGCTCAAAGATCTGGCGAAGGCTTCCAAATCGGATGCCTACAGGGACCTTCTAGCCAGGGCAGATGCCTGGATCGAAGTGGACGACAACATGGAACCGGGCGAGATCCCGGACAGTGACGAGCACGATGACATCGGTCCCGAGCTGGTGATCGAACTTATGGATGCGCTGGGCGAGTTTGCGCCGCCCTACTTCTACTTCGGCACCCATCCCGGCGATGGAGCGGATTTTGGTTTCTGGCTGTACGAAGATTTTCAGCAGGACTTCGACGGCTTGACGGTCAGCGACACTTCCGAAGTGCCGGACGACTACGAGGGTGAAGTCCTACACGTCAACGACCACGGCAACTGCACTCTCTTCGCCGCGCGCAATGGCGAGCTCAAAGAGATTTGGGCCGTCGTTTAGCGTGTCCCGAGCGTCCGAAATGACGACCAACAACCCGGAGACTTAACTCCAATGACCAGCATCTATGACCAACATCAGCGAGCGTTCGCGCGCGTCTCGGCATACGTGATCATGCGAGACGGCCAGCGCGTTGCCACGATCGCATTCAAGTTCCCGGCCGATGGCGCGGGGCGCCTCTACTGCTACCTGCACTCTCTCGGAGTGCCGATGGTCCGCAGTTGGGCGAACGGCTACGGCTACGACAAGCGCACGGCCGCGGCTGTCTCCGCTGCGCACATGATCAAGTCGCACGGCCAGGAGTGCATCCAGACCCGCGACACGGTCGACACCATCAAGGCCGCACTCTCGCGTGACGACGGCCGCGACTGGGAGCGCATGCTCCGCGATGCCGGACTCGAAGTCTGGCGGGCCGTGTAATGAACATCCTTCCCAACCCCCTCGAGCGCGCACGCGCCAACGGTCGCGCCATGGCCGGCATGCTGCACCACATCGTGTCGCCCGTCCGCACCGCAACGCGCCTCTACACGGTCGCGCGCGGAGCTGGCGCCTGGGCCGACATCCTGTCGCGCCACGGGCTCCACGACCTCGCGGCTCGCGTCCGCGCCTGGCGCCAGGAAGCAATCGCCATCAGCGCGGCGATCACCGAATGGAACATGCGGAGGAAGCGGTCATGAGCTATCAGCCTAAGCACCTGAAACCCTACAAGCGCCCGGATCATTACATGGGCGCGACATGGGAAGATTATTTCGTCACGCCGTTCGGCGTGCATCGCGATAGCGATATCCTGACCGAAAGCAATCACGACTATGCGGTCGCCGCCTTGCGCAAGGCGTGCGAGGCGGCCGGAGTTGACCCGGATGCACCGATGCCGGGATCACGCCCGGCAAGGCCTGATGCGTTGTGGGATTGGGCCGAACATAGCGCCATCGTCACGCCCGAGAGCTCGCATTGGGCGGTCGGGTGGGTGCGCGGCCTGTACGTCCACAAGGCCGCGCCAGAAGCCGTACTGCGCAAGGCGGACGAGCTGTGCGAGCGGCATGAAAACTACCCTGTCCTAAACGAGGATGATTTCTCCAATCGCGAATATGAAGCGGCAATGGACGCTTGGGAGCAATCCAGCGTCCGCGATCGGCTTGAAGCAATCCAACGGTTCGGATCCGGCATAAGCATCTTTGCCGCGCGCCGATCGGAGTGGCCCGGTGACGAAACGGGCGCGCTTCAAGAATACATGCTGGGCCACTGAACATGACCCGCGCCATCCTCACCTACGCCGTCGACCTAATCACCCTCATCGCCGGCTTCGCCGGCCTAATCGCGCTGGTGATCCTCGCCGGCGCCTTCATGGGAGCGCTGTAAAATGGCTTACGTAATCTCCGCCGACATCCTGCACCGCATGATGGTTTTTGCGTCCACAGATCCGACGCGCTATTACCTGAACGGACTGCAGATTGAACCGATAGCCGATGGTGGCGCCATCATCGTCGCGACCGACGGCAGTCGCCTCGGGGTTTGGCGAGACTCGGACGCGATCGTGCCTAGGAACGCGAAACCCGTGATCCTGTCGAATGCCAAACCGATCATCAACGCGCTCAAGGGTAAGAGCTCGCGGCACCTGTATGCGTCAATCGATCCGATCGGCAAGGGCCGCCTCACTATCTTCGAGGCGCGCACCATCCTGGACGTCGTCAGCGACAACCCCAAGGAACGCCTCGAAGTGGCATCAGTGCCGAACGTGCTGGTCGACGGCACTTTCCCCGACTGGCGCCGAGTGTTCCCCGTCAACGTCCTGGCGGCGGGTCCGGCTACGCCTTTCTGTGCGCGTCTTCTGGCGGACTTCGGCAAGGCCGCGGACGATCCGAAGCATGCAACGATCATCGCTCATCCGAACGCCGTCGCGGGCGGACCTGCCGTCGTCACTGTGAACGGTCGGCCAGAGTTCCGCGGCGTGATCATGCCCAAGCCCGGCGGCAAGGATATTGAGCCGGTTCCCGCGTGGCTGAGCCTGCCGGCGCCGGCCGCTACGGACCAAGAGGCCGCATGACCCGCCCCACAACCCGCCTCGCCCTCGCATGCCAGGCAGCCGTGCTGCTGGTGCTGGTGCTGCTGGTGGTGATGGCGCGCAACGCGCGCTAGCCCGCGCCCGGAGCTCCGCCTTTCAGACCCCGCCCTCGAGGCGGGGTTTTTCTTTGGCCGCGGCGTGTCAATGCAGCCAGGCGGGCCTCGGCATGCTGCAAGGGGGTGGGGCCACGCTACGGGCTCCTAATGAGGCGCGCGAGCCGCTTTCCCAGCCCGGGATCTTGTCGCCATAGCGAGCCTCGATCAGTCGATATCGCTTCTGGTCAACAACCTCCAGCTCGACGTCTGGATAGTATTTGCGCATGCGGCTGATCTTGGTCGCGCTCTTGGGATCCATCCAGCCTTTCACCTCAACGAAATAGCTAGACCGGCCTCCGGTGCGGGCGATCTTAAAGTCCGGCAGGTAGGAGCGAACGCCTCGTTTAATTTCGAGGAACCAGAATGTCTCTGGCTCGAATTGCCATCCCCCGATCTTGCCGTCCTGACGCAGCATCTCGAGATAGCGGGCATAGTTGGCTTCCCACGACGACCGAAAGAAGATGCCCCCCAAATCGGGGCGGCGCCCTTGCTTGCCCCGAGAGTATCCCGCCCGAAGGCGCGGATTGGTTCGCTGCTGATGGGCCATTGAATCGCTCCGTTTCTGTCGGACTTCCGGTGCCATCAATCCGGTATCCGTTGCCTTTGCGATCTCCCAGCGCTCGCGTGACACCATTGCCATGCGCGCGCAGACCTCCGGTGTGTGCTTCTTACCAGCCATGCCGCGAGGATGAGGCTGGCTCTTCCATTGCTCTCGCATTCGAGAGCGCATTTTGTCGACCGTGGCTGAGCTCTGCCCGCGATGCGGGTTTCCAAGACCGAGGCGCCCAGCGCGGATGGCAACGCCGTAGTACGGGCGCCCGAGTGATGCAGCGAAGGTCTTGAGATCGAAATCGAGGGCTGGCGTGTCGGCGTAGTAAGCGCGAAGCGCGGCGGTCTCTTCAACGCTCCAATTGGATTTCTGAAGCTTGTAGCCAGCCTTGCGCAGCCTCGCCCAGACTGTGTCGCCGGTGGCGCCGAGCATAGAGCCCACGCGATGCACCGAACCCTCTTGCTGGTACATCCGCCAGAGCACATCGACATCAGGCATGGCGGCGACATCGGACATTCAGTCGTCATATCAGACAGCGACAATCTAGTCAAACTATGTGTTACATTTTCGCCACACTCTCGTTTCTGACCCGTTTCTGGCCGTTGCTGGAATATGCCGCCTCACCCTCTCGATCGGGGGTAGACCCTCCGGAGGGCGGGTGGAGTACCACCTCCACCCCTAGCCCTACGGGGAAGGGTTTACCCTCCCGTAGGGAGGAGATTTCTAGCAACGCCGTAAACGCTTGATCCATAAGCGAAATTCGGCGTTTTTGACCCCGAACTGCCCGTGAACGTTACTGGATTGATTTCATTGAGCAATTTGACTTCATCCACAGGCCGTTCACGGCCGTTCACGGGTCCGTTCACGGGCGTTGACGGGCGTTCACGGCCATTCACGGCCGTTGCTAGCAACGATCCGTAGCATTTTAGGTTCTTGATAACCCCGACATTCCAGCGTCGACAACCCGCCAATGTGCCACGCCCTTACGGTCGATATCGCCTACGTGGATCGGCCAGCGCTCGTCATACAGGGCGGAGATCCCGAAGCGATCCCAGAGCTCGTAGAGACGACCCAGATCGGCCTCCGGTGCAGCCTTCACTGCCATCAGGCTCGCGGCCCGCACGATCGCAGGCGCGGCCACCAGGCCGGCGGCGGCGCCTCCCAGGAAGAAGCGGCGGGTGATCAAGCTGCCGACCATCCTGGATCTCCTTGCTCACCAGCTCGCCGGTTCTCTGCGATCTGTTTCCTCACCATCTCGCACGTCACCCGACCGTCGCCTGGATGCAGCGCATGCTGAACGCGCCATTTGCCGCGGTGAAACTCGAAGTGACCGGTCCTCGGCATCACCCAGACTTGGCACTTGTAGCAATTACCTCCATAAGCATTGCGCGCCATCATCCCTCTCCACCGTCAGCGGCCACAGCAAGCGACGCAGGGGGCAGGAGGGCGCGGATGGCGGCGGCCGAGTTCTCGTGGAAGCGCCGCGTAATGCTCCAGGACACTTGATCGATTTTCTCGGCCATCTGGAACGGGTGTTCCACGGGAGCGTTTGCCCGCTCGACTTGGCGTGACGCATAGGCGCCTCGTTCATCATGCCACTTCGCCGCCGCCTCCACCCCCATCCGCCACACGCTCGAGGCATCGAGCGCAGGAGGCTGGGGAGCGGCTGAGAGCATGGCGCGATAAGCCTCGGTTGCGCCGATGTGGTAGTACTGACCGTCACTCCAACTCTTGATGGCGTTGTTCGCCCAGCCGGCATCGCGCATCTAGCGCGTCGGCTCCCTCGGCACCAGCACATACCCTTCCGGTATCGCAGGAGCGCGCTCTGCGAGGGCGGCGAGGGCGGCCGCGATATCCGCGCATGGACAGCCTTTCCCCGGCGCAACCACGCGGCACCGATCTGTGCAGAAGCCGGCGCCGAACATCGCGACCAGCGCCCGTATCTGCTCGATCCGGTCGGTGGAGAGGGTCATGGCTGCATCCACGCTTCCCGGATCAGGCCGGCTAACTCGCCCCCGATCCAAATGAACATGCTGCTGAAAAAGCCGAGGACGAACAGCGGCAGGGTCAGCGGGAATGCCACGATGGCGAGGCGACGTTGCCAGCGCGGACGATTGCAGCACCACCACAGAAATTTGTCGGGGAGCGGCTCAGCCATTGGCGGCGGTCTCCTGCTTCAGGGCTGCGTTGATTTCGTCGAGAAGCACCCACGTCACGCTCGGCAGCAGACCGGTCCTGTTCTCCCTATCGCGTTCGTCTACCCAGCCGCTCAGAGCGTCGCGAGCGCGGGTCAGGAGCGCGTCCTTGGCGGCGAGGGCGGACTCTGCGGCCCGAAGGTGATCGGCGCTCACTGCCGGAACTGGCAAATGGTGCGTGTACGGGATCAGCGCATTCAGCGTCGCTCGCGCTCGCTCCAGTCCGTTGCACACGATGCCGACAGCCTCCAGGGCGTTCCCTACCTCAACGAGGTCGTCGATCACGCCAACAATCTCGTCTCCAATGTGCTCAGGTCCGCATCGGACGTTGTCCTGCGGCACGGCTGGCGCGACAGCTTGCGTTGATACCTCGTCGCTCATGGCTTCGCTTCCCGTGCTGCGAGGGTTGTCTTCCACTATGCCCTTCATTTCGTGCTCTCCTGAGACACAGGACGTACTTCGAAGCCTTCGTCGAAGTTGTAGTAGTCGCCGATCCGCTTCACGACCTTGAGTTCGATCGCCTCGATGATCGCCGCGTGCTTCGTGGAGTGCGGCTTGCTGACTTGGCGGTTGAATTGGAACAGCGCGTACATGATCACCTCTGCTCTCCCTGCTGGCGCGCGAGACGGGAACGGGCGGCTTCGACAATCTCTGCGCTCTTTGGCCCGATGCTCATAGCGCATCCAAGCTTTGCCACCGCAGGGCGGTTGAAATATTCAGTGACCTTGTCGACTATATCGACCAATGCGCCGTCCACCTCTTCCAGCCTCTTGGTGGCTGCGAGATATGCGCGTGCGAGGATGGGGGCGGCCTCCTCCAAGCGCTCCGCCGCAGCCGCTCGTACCGTCGTCGCGGGTGCGAAAGCGGCATCTGCCTCGTCTGCCAGCACCTCCTCGCACAGCTTCTTGAATTCGTCTTCTGAGGGGGACTTAAGAGAGGTCATGACGCCACCGCCGCGTGCGCCAACCCGTCCTCCATCACGATCCCGACCTTGCCGGTCGTGTCGACCTGTTCGATCCAGACCTGGTAGTCTCCATCGACCGCCATGTTGCGGATCATCTCCAGGCTGTGCTCGTCGAGCAGGGAGCCTTCCTTGATCCGCAGCACGCGGAGTTTCGGATTGCCGGCCATGGCGATGGCAACGCTGACGCGCAACTGCTCCGCGCTCGATGCTTGCGCGAACGGCACACGGTTGTAGAGCACGACCCCGTCGCCGAACGACAGCCCGGCGATCGGCATGACCGCGCGCTCGATGGCCGCAGCTTTCTGCGCCTTCCGCTCGTCCATGCGCGCGGTGAGCCCGGCCGCCTCTGCCTCCTTCTCCGCCACGCGCTTCTGCGTGAGCTCCTGTCCTTCGCGCGCCACGATGCCAGCGTTGATCAGGTTGGCGTTCGCGATCTCCTGGCGGATCGCCTCAACGTCCTCCAGCACGGGCGCCGCAGCGTCTTCGCCCAGGGCCATGGCCGCCTGATCTGCCTGCGCCCGCAGGTCCAGGATCTTGGCGGCGCGCTCGGATGTCAGCTTCTCTATGCGAGAAACATGATCGGCCTTCAGCGTCTCGATGCGCTTCTCGAGAACTTCGATTTGCTGCCGGCAGTACATGATGTCCGTGGCGACCTGGGCGTTAAGCCGTTCGATCTCCTTGCCGGTCTCGGCTTCCAGGCCGGCGGCGCGCTCGCGGTCGGCAGCGATGCGCTGCTCGGTCTGCGTCCGCCCGGCCCGCTGCGTCTGGATCTGCGCGTTCCGCGCCGCCGCATCCGACATGCGCTTCATCAGCGCATCCACGTCGATCCGCGCATCCGGCAGGCCGGGCGGGATCAGCGCCGGGTCGATCTGCGCCTGCAGGTTCTTGATCTCGCGCCCCACCTCGGTCCGCGCCTCGAAGTCCACGCGGTTGGCCTCGTCCAGCGCATCGACGTCCGTGTCGAGCGGCACCAGCTTCCGCAGCATGTCGTACTGGCTCCGCGCATCCAGGCGCGTGAACTCCAGCGGGTCGAAGCTGATGCTGCCGGCCATTTCGTCCAGCAGCTTCTGCGGGCTCGAGAACTTGGCGCCGTTGACGCCCTCGACGGTGAGCGTGGAGCCTGACGGCGTGAAGCGCCGGGTCACCACGATCTCGCCCATGTCGAGCCGGATGCGCGCGCTCTGCTCGCCCTGCCGGATCGGCTCCGCCGGCAGCGAGCGCCCGCCGGCCAGCGCGTAGTAGATGCTGTCCAGCACGCTCGACTTGCCGCTGCCGTTGGCGCCGGTGATCTGCACGAGAGCGCCGTTCGGCGCGATCGAGACCGCGCGGATCTTCTTCACGTTCTCCGCGGCGAGGCTGATGATCTTCATGGGGTTGCTCCTTTAGGGACAATTTCACAAAGCGCGTCGTCGAACTCGTAATCGTTCCACTTCGGGCGCTGCTCCCACGCACCGTCCTTCGGTTGCGCCTCACCCTTCACGAACCGCCCACCCGGCACGTCCAGGTGCGCCTTGCGGTTTGCGAGCACCAGGCCGGCGGTGATCAGCTCGTCGGCCAGCGAGATCACCTTGTTCTGCCCGGGGAAGACGTCGGGGAGCTCGCCGCGCCGCGCGGCCAGGCCGTTCCGACCGGTCTTCGTGAACGGGAACCCGGCCTTGGCCGCCTCGCGGATCGCGAACAGCAGCCACGCCTTCTCGGCCGTGAGCGCGATCCGCCCCTTCATCTCGCTCGCCTGCTCGTGCCAGCGCAGCTCGCCCGACGGCTCGCGCAGCAGGATGAACTCGCCGCGCTTGAGCTCCGGGTTGTTGCCCTTGATGATCCCCGCCTTGAACAGCACGCCCTCGCGCGGCTCCATGCCGCACAGCTTCATGTGCTGCTTCCAGTCGGGATCCGGCCACATGCCGAAGACGCTGCGCGTGGCGTTCGGCAGGGCGGTCGCGCCGCGGATGCTGTCGCGCATCTGCCGGCCGGTGCGGATGACCGTCGCCTCGCTCGCCTTCCGCACATGGTGCGTCACGATCATGGTGGCGCCGATGTCGCCGCAGATCGGTTCGATCGCGACGCGGCACCATTCCATCGCGATATGCGTGGCGTTCTCCTCGCCGTGCAGAAGCGCCGAATAGGTGTCGACGCAGACTAGCCGGAGATCCGGGATCTGCTTCAACTGCTCGACCAGCTCTCGCCACTTGCGGCTCGCCGTCGCGTTCCGCGCCGGGTCCATCTCGACCAGCGAGAAGGCGCCGCCCATGTTCGGCAGCGGCAGGACGATCAGGTTGTCGCCGCACTGCGCGCGGAACCCCCCGGTCGGATCGAGCGCGGCAAGCCGCGCGTGCATCTCCTCGTGATCGTCCTCGGCCAGCAGCAGCACGCATTTGCCGCCCGGCTCCATCCAGGAGCTCACGCGCGAGCAGAGCCACGGCACGTTCGGCCCGCTGGCGACCGCCATGCCGAGCTGCAGCAGCATCCAGGTCTTGCCGACGCCGCCTTCGGCGACCCAGAGCTGAGGCTTGCCGTAGGGGATCAGGCCGTCGATCAGGAACTTTCGGGGCGGCGCCTGGCCCTTCATGGTGCGCCCGACCGCCCAGGCCGCGAGCGGGAACGGCAAATTCTCCGCCGGCGCCGAGCCCGGCCCCTCGAGACGCAGCGGCTCCCGGGCTGCCGGCGGGTTGGGGAATGGTCCGTGGCGGCCGATGTCGTGGTTGACCAGCCCCATGAACTCGCTGCGGAAGCGCTCCTCGGGCCACGGCGGCTGCATGTGCTTGTGCATCCAGGCGCGCGTGTTGTCGGCGGCCTCAGACAGGCTGACGACGCCCGTGCGCGCCAGATGGATCTCCCAGCCGGCGGTGCGGGTGAACTCGCTCCAGCGGTTGCGGTCGGCCTGGCCGCCTTCGGCGATGTCGGACGTCAGCACGCTCTCGATCGCGTGCCGATCGGCGCCGGCGGTCTTCGAGAAGTCCAGCACGCCCTGCGTCGTCGGGGCTGCGGCGCCCTCCGGCAGCGGCAGAGAGCGGATGATGTCGGTGACGTCGCCGACTTCGATCTCAGCGTCTGCGTTCAAGCACTCGATGGTGACGGGTCGGCGCTCGCCGTTCTTGGCGTGAACGGAACCAGGGATGCGGATGATCTGGGTGCAGCGGCCGAAGGCCGGGTCGCCGCCGATGGCGAGGGCCAGATGTTTGCGCAGACCAGCGACAAGATCCACCTCTGAACAGGGTTCAGAAAATCGCCAGTAGACGTGGCGCTTAGGGTGGCCTGTTGCTGTAGTGCCGCCAGAGCGCACGACAATAGATGGCCGTCCGACAATGCTCTCAGCTTGTCGAAGCCCTGCATCGGTGTCTCCCTTGTCGAGATCGACGATCAGCCCGAGCATGAGCGCGATGTCCTGCTCGCGCGCTCCGCCGCGGTGACCGCCGACGGTGTCCAGCAGCGGGCTCGGCACGATGAAGCTGCCGATGTCGTGCTCGGACCAGCGCTCTACGTGCCGCAGGACCGCGCTGACCGCCGCCTCGGCGTCCGGCTGGATCAGGTGGCTCTCGCGGAAGACGCCCTCTTTGGGCGTGCCCTTCTCGCCGAGCCCGCGCACTTCGAGATAGAGACCGGGCCAGTCGACGTAGCGGAACCAGGCGTCGAGATAGGCAGAAAGGGCGGCGGGGTCGGTCATGCGGCGGCCTGAATGCCGAGGAGGCGCTGCCGCGCCACTTCGGAGAAGTGACGGCTCTTCTCGATCAGAATTGCATTGCGACCCAAAGCATGTGTCGCCTCGCCTGTCGAACCAGACCCGGCGAATGGATCAAGGATCGTGTGCCCCGGCAGGCTCGATGCGCTGATGAACTGTTTCAGCAGGTCTATGGGCTTCTCGGTCGGATGCATGGCGTTGTGATGCATGGATCGCACCGGCATCACTGACCGTGCCCGTCGCGGGCCGCCGTCTACTGTCTCGTAGCCAACCGGCGCGTAAGTCCCGCGCTGGGCTGGCCCAGCGCGGGACTTCACCTTGCGTGCCGTCGCGTCGAAGGTGATCGGGTTGGATTTCGTGATCTCGGCCCACCGCGCGCCGGGCGGGCGAAGCTGCACAACGAGCTCGTGGACGCGATTGAAACGCCCGGCCCCGACCGGGCCGCTGCCGTTGTGCTTTTCCCACACCACCTCTTGACAGATCGGCCACGATGCGAGCTCGCCAGCGCGTTCCATGAAGAAGCGCAAGGAGCCGAAGCACCAGACTGACGCATGGGGCGCCAGCAGCGGGCGCAGCGCCTCCAGCCACCCGGCCGCGTCTCGATCCCAGGCCAGCGTCGTTTCGACATATGGGGGATCGGTCACGACGAGATCTACACTGCCTGGCGGCAGGGCGCGCATGACTTCGCGGCAATCGCCTGTGAGGATCGTGACTGTCAATTCCGCCTCGATCCACCGGCGGCGAACTCCTCCACCGGCGGCAGGAAGGTGATGATGACCTTGTCGATCACGCTGTAGATGACGTGGAAGAAATCGGCGTCGATCTGCACGCGCCAGCGCTGGCGGTTGCGCGGCCGGTCGTTGTGCAGCAGCCACGCGCGGCGGTCATCGGCACCGCGTCCAGGCCGGCGCCGAGACGTGCGCTTGATCTCGCGGACGATGCCGTGCTTCAGGTCGTCCGTCAGCGGCACGCCATAGCGCTCGGCGACGCGCTGCGCTGCGTGATACTCGCGGTAGGAGACATGAAGCATTAGGCGATGCGCTCCGCGTGATGGTAGAGCGCGGGCGTCAGATCAGTCGGCTTGGTTACCGCTTTCCCCGACGCCCGCGTGTCCGGTCGCCCGGATCGACTAGGCGGCCTGCGCCTGCGCACCCTCGGCGGTCTTCGGCCCGCCCGGATCGCCGCCGGCAGCCGCGATCGCGGCCGCGAGATTGGTCTGCGCCGGGTTGGCCTGCTCGATCTTGGGCGCCTTCGGCCCGCGCACATGGACGTAGTCGGCCGACACGTCGACCTTGATGGCGGGGCTCATCGCCTCGAACTGCGGCAGGCCGGCACGCAGCAGCTTCTCGACGCTGCCAGCGAGCTCATGCTTGTTGTCGACGGCGTCGGCGGGGAACTCGACGGTGACGGATCCGCGGAAAACCTTGGTCATCTTATGCCTTTCGGTAGGGTGGGGTTCGGGGGTGTCCGAAACTGAGGCTGGGCGCATACTACAATCTGTCGGCTTTTCGGACAAGCGGGACGTGAAGAAAAACTAGGTCGGCGGTGCCATCCAGTTCGGAGCGGCCACCGCGGCTGCGCCGCTCGGCGGCGCGCTCCAGCACCGTTCCTGGTAATTGCACCACTTGCAGGCGAAGGCCTCGCGGCTGGCGCCGGCGCGCGGAAGCTCCTCGGGCGACTGTGCGGTGATCACCTTCACGCCCTTGTCGATCGCTTCCTGGACAGCCGCCGGATCGAACGGCACAAGCTCCGCGTAGAGTTCGCCGGTGTCGCGGTTGGTGGCGGTGAACAGGCCGGGGTTCGCGCTCAGATCCAGGTGATGCATGTAGACCTGCATCTGCGTGTAGTAGATCGGCTTCGCGCGCTTGATGCCCTGCTTCAGGGTCTTGGCCCAGCCCTTCGCGTTGAGCCCCTTGTTCTCCCAGAGCGCGGGATACGCAAGCATCGCCACGCCATGCGGAACCTGGATGTCCGCCGGCCCCGCCGTCAGGATCCCGTCGACATGGCCCGCGATGCGCGGCTCTCCGGTCTCCGGGTGCTTGGCGATGTAGAAGCCGAACTGCCGGCCGTCGGCGCGCTCGGTCAGAAGCGTGAACCCGGCCTTGCGGAGATAGCTGGCGTTCCGCGCCTCGCCGTCATGGCCCATGTCGAAGATGCGCAGGGTCGAGCCGCTGAAGTGGCGGCCGGGATCAACCGGCGTGTGCGTGTATTCGTAGCCAAGCGCACGCACGCACTCGTGACCGAGCCGCGAGCCGCCGAGGTAGGTACGCGGCTCCTGTTCCTGCTGCGCGATCTCGAGCGCCTGGTCGATGTGCGCCTGGAAGGCGCGCGAAAACGGCTCGAACTTCGACGGCGACATATCGACCATGTCCGGCTCCTTGTGGCGCACCGCTGTCACGATCGCGCCGGGGAAATGCTTACTGACTTCGCGAACGAAGGGGTGGTTGTAGATGTCGGCCGGGATGTCAGCCGCAGCCACGGCCGATCTCCCCGGGCTTGCCGGGCTTGGTGAAGTCCTTCCAGTGGACCCAGCCATGGCTGCATAAAAATCCCCATGCCCGGATGCGCGGCCCGGTGATGAACAACGACCAGCAGGGCGAGCTCACGACTAGGCGGTGCGCCGACGTCGGCCAGCGGAAGGTCAGGCTGCCGGTGCGGCGCTCGCGCGCCCTGTCGGGCAACTGGCCAGGGACGCCCTGCTCGAACACCTCGAAGTAGCGGCCGCGCAGGACCAGCGAGACGTTCGCCCACGGATGGTCGTGCAGCGCGCGGTCGTCGTCAGATCGGACGATCTGGTGCAGGTAGATGTTGAAGATCGGGTTGCGCGGGATCACGAACCAGCGCTTCAGATACGGATCGCCCTCCGGGCCGATGATCTGGTCGGGCTTGGAGATGCAGCGGACCGCGCCCAGGATCGCCGGATGGCGGACAGCGTAGCCGCACGGCCATTTCTGCAGCCACACCAGCAGCGTTGCACAGAAGTCGAGCCACAGGTCATGCATCTTGGAGCGCATCGAGAAGCCTTTCCCAGGTTCGGGCCTGCCCGTAGGGCGACCAGGCGTAGCAGTCGTTGCAGAGCCGGAAGACGGTTTCGCTGGCGGGCGGCCCGATCCCGCAAGTGGCGTGCCGGGCGCCGCAGCGAGCGCAGTCGGGCATCGGTGGAGGGTCGCGCCTGACATGTTCGATCCGCCGCTGGTTGCCGATTTTCTTGCGCTGAACGCGAGCCACATCAGGCCGCCCTCGGCATGCGTTGCGTCAGCTCGAGACGCGCACGGATCGCGCGCTCGTTGAACATCCAGGTCAGGTGGCAGGCGGCGACGTATTTGGTGAGGCCGGGGTTCGACGCGGCCTGCAGGCGCAGCAGGTCGAGCTGCTTCGGCGTCGCCGGCTGATACAGCCAGCGCTTCGCCTTGCCCGCGTCCTCGCCGTCGCCGTGCTCGCGCATGAAGTCGTCGGCCGATGCGAGCGACAGCAGCTTCTCGCTGTTGTCCGCCAGGTGCTTGCAGCCCTGCCCCTTCATCCCGCCGATCGCGTGCCAGCGGCCGGCGTAGGAGACCACGACCGCCCAGCTATCGAAGGCCGAGCAGATCCAGACCAGCCCGTCGAACATCGGCTCCCATTTGAAGGGGCTGCTGTCGAACAGCGAGATCTCGGTCAGGACGAAGGAACTGTCGTCCAGCATCTCCGGACCGGGGAACGGCTCGCCGCAATCGACGCAGACCTTGGCGGCCGTCGGGTTCTCGGCGCCGCACGGATCGCATATCTTGAACGGCGCCTCGCCCGAAGCCGGCCACTCGTAGCCGCAGATCGGGCATTCGCGCGTCTGCGCCGGCACGTTGGCCTTGCACTCCGGGCACTCCTTTGTGCCTTTCTGGTCGAGATCGGTGTCCTGCTCGATCCCGCCATGCATGATCAGGGAGGTGCCGAAGTCGATGACGATGCAGTCGTCCTTGTGGACGCCGGGATAGCGCTCGGGATCGACCTTGCGGAGCCCGCGGCCGATCATCTGGATCATCGTCGACTTGTAGGAACTCGGCCGCAGCAGGATCACGCAGCTCGTCGGCTGGTGGTCCCACCCCTCCGTGAGGACGGCGACGTTCGCGAGCACCTGGATCTCGCCTTTGTCGTAGGCCTCCAGCGTCTTCCGCCGATCGGCCTCGCCCATCTGCCCGTCGACCACCGCGACCTTGACCCCGGCGCCGGCGAAGGCTTCGGCCATGGCGCGCGCATGCGCGACCGTCGAGCAGAACACGACCGTCTGCCGGTTGCCGGCGACGCGCTGCCATTCCGAAACGACGCGCTCGTTCAGCACCGCCTTGTTCATGATGGCCTCGACCGCCACCATGTCGAAATCGCTCGGCGTCTTCCGCACCTGGTTCAGCGCGTCGCGGACGCCGATGTCGATGACGAAGGTGCGCGGCGGCACGAGGTGCCGCGCCTCGATCAGCTCCTTGAGGGTGATCTGGTCGGCGCAGTTGGAGACGACCGAGCGTAGCGCCTTCTTGTCGCCGCGGTTCGGCGTCGCCGAGAGCAGCAGCAGCTTCAGGTCGGGATTGAGCTTGTAGGCCTGGTCGACGACGCGGCGGTAGCTGTCGGCCGTCGCGTGGTGCCCCTCGTCGATGAACATGCAGTCGATCGGCGGCATGGTCGCGAGGTTGTCAGCCAACGCCAGCGTCTGGATCATGGCGAAGGTGACGCCATACCCCCATTCCTTGCGCCTGGCCGTGTATTCACCGGTCGAGATCTTCGGGTTGATCAGCTCGAAGGTCGTCCGGTTCTGCGTCACCAGCTCCTCGCGGTGCTGGATCACCAGCCCCGCCTGCGGCTTCCGCCGGCCGATGATGTGCGAACCCATGACGGTCTTGCCGGCACCGGTCGGCGCCACGCCGAGCGTGTTGCCGTTGGCGTTCAGCGCCGCGTCGCACCGATCGGAGAACAGGATCTGGCGGTCGCGAAGCTTCATCGGGCGTTGCTCCTGATCGCGCTCTCTGCCGGCGGTCCGAGATCGGCCAGCACCCGCTCCTCGCTCAGGAGGAAGTCGGTGACGCGATCCTTGACCAGCGGGTTCGTCGTGTGGACCCCGAGCGCGATCATCAGGGCGAGCGCCTTGGTGCGGTCGGCCGGTAGCGGCGCCGACTTGCGCATCTTTCGCAGGCGCAGGAACTCCTCCCCGTCCGAGGTCGTTCGTTGATCGGTGGAATGCGGCATGCGCTTTGGCCTTTCGCCTCGCCGAGACGAGCCCGGCGAGGCCTAGAGGGCGGACGACTTAGGCGGCGGCTGGCGTCTTCTGGGCCTGGGCGAGCCAGCTATTCGGGCTGGGCGCAGCAGCTGCCGGCGGAGTTGCGGCGGTCGCGGGCGGCGTGGGAGCGGCCTGGGCGGGCGCGGTGGCTGACGGCGGCGGAGTGGTCGGAGGCGGCGAGCCCCAGGACGTCGGGACGGCCGCAGGCGCAGTGGTGCCGCCTCCGAACATCGCCTGCTGCACCGACGGCTGCACGGCCGCCGGGTTCGTGTTGTAGACGCCGGCCTTTAGCTTCTCGAACGCCTTGAAGGCCTTGGACTGCGGGTTCGGTGTCAGCCACTCGGCGACTTTGTTTTTGTCGTCATAGCCATCCTTGCCCTCCTCGATCTTGATCTTGATCGGCACGCGGAGCCCGTGCAGCGCCTGGTAGGCGGCCGGCGCGTCGCCGGGAAGCTGGTAGCCGGCGGGGTTGTGCGGCCCTGCGTTCCGCCCGGCCTCGAGGATGTGCGTGATGGCGCGCGCACCCATGTCGCGGTAGCCCTCGGAATTGCCGGGGTGGTGCGGGTCGCCGACCATTTCCCAGATCTTGCGGCGGGCGAACGGCTGGTCGTCGTCGATGACCAGTTCCATGTCAAGATAGGCGCCGCCGGACTGGCTGGCCTTGTGGCCGCGGTAGTTGATGATCGCCCAGGCGAGCTGACCGTTCGGGATCAGATTGCTCGCCTGATTGGCGCCAGCGTGCTTGCTGAAATCCATGTCGTCCTCGTGCTGTAGGGGTCGGGAGAGTTTAGGCGGCGGCCTGAGCCGCCGGCGGACCGGTGAGCACCGGCGCGTCGTTGCGAGGCGCGGTCGCGATCTTGCGCATGAGCGCGCCGAGATCCGGCGGCTCGAGCGGATCGAGGCAGCCGGCGCGCGACTTGCCGGGCACGCCGTAGCCGTTGTTCTGGTGACAGACGAACGCGCGGACCGTGCCCTTCTTCATGTCGAGCGTGGCGGCGTTCGTGTTGGGATCGACCGTGAACAGGCCGAGCGTAACGACCTGATCGAAGATGCCGGGCAGCTCGCGGCCCGCCTTGGAGCCGTCGATCTGCGGCTCGTAGGAGACGCGGCCGGGGATGTCCTTGTCCTCGATCACATCCAGGATGCCGACGACGACCACCGACTTGCTCGGGATGTGCTGGATCTGCGTCAGCCAGTTCACCATCTCGCGGCCGTGCAGCCCGTAGGCACCGCGGGTGTCAGGCTTGCCGGTCTTCTCGCTGAACGCCTCCGGCTGGCGTTGCGACCACGAGAAGCAGTGGCGCGCGCCGACCGTGATGCTGTCCCAGAAGATCGTGTCGTACTTGTCGAAGATCGACGGGTCGCCGATGCTCTGCTTGTAGGCGTTGAACATATCGAGGCTGTAGGCGGTGCCGGGCTGGGCGGCTGGGTCGGGGCCGCAGAGCAGGCAGGCGAGCGCGCGGGCGAACTCCCACGGATGCACGCCGAGCTTCGCCGCCTCCTCGCGCACCGAGAGCACGTCGCCGCGCCAGCTCTGCAGCGTCAGCGTGCCGGCCTCGAGGTCGACGAACAGGGTCTTCGCGGGGTCGAGCGTGCCGGCCTGGAAGGTCTTGCCGACACCGGACGGACCGAACAGGGCGATGTTGATCTTGGGCTTGCGCGCCAGGCGTTCGTCGGCGCCGATGATGCTGATAGGCATGCGGTGGGGTTCCTCGTGGGGGTGAGGGATTTAGTGAACGTCTTCCTTCGTCAGAAACTCGAAGATCTCCTGCGCGTTCTTGACGGCGACCTGGCCGTCGCCTTCGTTCGCGCGCGCCGCGAGCTGGATGCCCCAGACCATGGCCTGCAAGCGCGTCTGGCGGAGCCATTCGGTGCGCAGCGCAAGCTTGTGGGCCTGCGCGTCCTCGCACCGACGCCGCTGCTGGTCCTCTGCGAACTCTGAGGCGCTGACGGTCTGGATCGTTTCTTCACACGCCGCCGTCGGCGGGCGATGCACGTCGGTTGCGTCAGCGTCACGCACGGGCGCCTCCCTGGCGGATCAGGATGTAGTCGTGGATGTCGAGCTTCTTGCCGAGCTCGCGCTCGGCGTAGACCAGGACGCGCATGAGCCAGTCGGCGCGGATGATGCTGCGCGCGCGCCACTTCTCGACGGCCTTGTGGCTGATGCGGCGATCGAAGAAAGCGGAGAGGGCCGCAGCGACCTTGCGCGAGCTGCCGGGGCAGGCATCGCCCAGCAACTTGCGTACATCAAGGATAATTGCGACTGATATTCGCTGCATGTCGGGGACATTACCCCGATTTGTCGGCCGACACAACGGAAAAAAGCAGACATATTTTCGGCGCGGGGTCTTGCGCAGTCACTCGGACGTGATTAGTTTGTAGATCGACACCGAAAAATTGTCGGCTTACAACCACAGGGAGATCGCTACTATGAAGTCCGTGGTTCCGCGATCGAGATCACCGCTTGTGGTCGATCAGAAGGAAGGAATGAAGGTTGCCTTCGGCCGCCGGCTGTTCCAACTCATGCTGGCGAAGAACTGGAACCAGTCCGATCTGGCGCGCTCGAGCGGCCTCGGCCGTGACGCGATCTCCACCTACATCCGCGGCCGCAGCTATCCCGAGCCCGTCTCGAAGAAGAAGCTGGCCGACGCGCTCGGCGTGCGGCCCGAGGATCTTGATCCGCCCGCCGACGGCATCAACGAGACCGCCGAAAGCGGCTCCCCGCTGTTCGAGCTCCGGCAGTCGTCGACTGATCCCTCGAAGGTGCATGTCTATGTGAACCGTGTGGTCACGATCGGGACGGCGGCGAAGATCATCGACCTATTGAAGGAAGAAACTCCGTAGTTGTCATGAACTATTTTACCCAAGCACAGGTCGCGGACCACCTTGGCCGGTCGCCTCGGACGATTGCTCGGTACCGCAAATGCGGCAAATTGCCCTATATTCATGGTAAACCTGTATTAATTCCAATTAACGCCGTTCACGCACTCGTGATCACGGAGCCGGCCCCATGCCCCGCCGTAACCGCGGCCCGTATCTCTCGGACAAGCCCAACCAGGACGGCCACTACGAGATCAGATGGTCCGAGCACGGGCGCAGCCGACGCCGCTCTACGCGCTCGGGAGATCCTGTATTCGCTGGGCAAATCCTAGCGAACTTCATCCTCGGGTTTGACCGTCAGGCGTCGCGTCCGGTCGCCCGCCTCACCGTCGCCAAGGCCCTCGCCGACTATTGGGACGAGCATGTGCGACATAACGTCCTGAGTATCCAGACGGCGGCCTACGCGCTACGCGAGCTGGCCCGCGGCTTCGCCGGATACGACACCGAGTTTAACGTCAAGAAGGCCGACACCTATTTCGAGGGTCTGGCGGTCCATGCAGACCGGAAGTTGCTATCAGACATCACGGTCGCGGACGTGCGGAAATATACCGCCGACCGCGGGGTTGCCGCCGGGTCCATCCGCCGCGAACTCGTGATGCTGGTGGCCGCCGGCAACCACGCCGCCCGACAAAAGCGGATCGAGGGCTCCGACCTGCCGCACATTCCGCTCCCGCCGCCTCCGGCGCCCGTGGATCGTTGGCTGACCGACGGTGAGACCGGTCGGCTGCTCCATGCCGCGGCGCATGCCGAGGGCTACCAGGACGGCCGGCTGACGCGCGCCTATCGGTTCATCGCCCTTGCGCGGTACACGGCCGCCCGCCGCCGTGCGATCGAGACGCTGACCTGGGCGCAGGTCGACCTGCAGCGCCGGACCATCCGCTACAACCCCGAAGGGCGCCGCCAGAGCCGCAAGAAGCGCCCGGCCGTGCCGATCGCCGACGTGCTCTACCCGGTGCTGGTGCGGGCGTTCGAGGAGAAGACCGGCGATTTCGTGCTCGACCACCAGGGCTCGATCCGCGCGACCTTCGAGACGACCGTCTGGAATGCCGGCCTCGAGGGCGTCACGCCGCATGTCCTGCGCCACACCTGGGCGACGCGCGCAGCTCAGGAAGGCGTGCCCTTGGTCGACGTCGCCGGCATGCTGGGCGACGAAGTCGCGACCGTGGTGAAGAACTATTTACACCACTGTCCCGAGCATTTGAGAGGCGCCGCCAATGCCGGGCACGACCGGGGCATAACGCCCGCCTGGGCGCCTCCCGTGTCCGGTATTGACCGATTTTGTCATACACCCGACACAGAAAATCAATAGTTTGAGCACGTTGTAGGTCGAGAGCGCACCCTTGGTAAGGAAGGGTCCACTGGTCTAAAACCCGCGGAACGCTTGGGGTCTAAAAAGAAGCCCGGGCATAACCCGGGCACTACAACCGCCCAACAGTGGGCCGCCTTAGCTCAGTGGCAGAGCGCGTCCTTGGTAAGGACGAGGTCGACAGTTCAATCCTGTCAGGCGGCACCATCGCCCTCACTGCAGGGCCGAGAGGAACATCCCCTCCCAGGTGTAGCCGTCCGACGAGTAGACCCAGACGACCCGTTGGCTGGCGCAGGCCAGCATCATGGCGTTGTGGACCGTCGAGTTGCGGGACTGGATGTAGGCGGCGTCGTTGTTTGCCGAGAGCTTCACGATGATGTCGGCGCCGTGGGCGAATCCGTAGCAGTAGCTCGGCGCAAGGCTGTTCCAGCCCTGTTTGAGGCCGCCCGACGGCGCCAGGGTCGACGGCAGGAAGATAGAGTTGGACGGCTCCTGGGCCTGCGCCGCGAGCGGCGCGAGGGCGATCAGGGCGGCTGTCAGCAGGCGACGCATGCGGTGCTCCTGGGTGGTGGAATACCTACCCTAGGAATCAACCGGCGGTCGCGCAAGCGCTACCGATACTCCCAGCCCCAATGAATGCCGAGCGCACTTTCCCAGACGACCCACCGACGCTCGACGCGGCGAAGCCAGGTCCAGCCCCAGAAGCGAGACCATACCGGGCGCCAAGCATACCAGGAATGCCACGTAGGCGGGGCGCCGGTCATCGGGCAGCGAGACGTCACCGCGCCGCTCCCTTGATCTTCTCGAACGAGCGCAGCGCACCCATGCCGAGCAGGCCGAACATGAGCTCCCACAGGTGCTCGTCGAGCCCCGGCAGATACGGCAGCGGCCAGTGCATCGCGTCGAAGACCGCGGTGGCGATCGCGCGGCCGAGGTACTGGTAGGCGAGCGAGAGCGCGCACACCCAGCCGATCATCGGCCGCCAGCCGGCGACGAAGACGCTGTCGCTGCCGGCCTCGACCTTGTTGACTTCCATCTGCCCGGCGTCCGCCGCCGAGAGCTGTGTCAGCAGATCCTTCATGAAGTCGGCCTGCGCCTTCGCGCGCGCGTTCGGATCGGGGATCAGCCCGATCACGCGGTCGAGTAGCGGTCCGAGGACCGGGATCAGGGCGGCGATCATGCAGCCTCCTAGTGCAGCTTGAAGAAAACGTGGCGGCCGATCTGGGCCGTCGGGATGCGCGGCATGCCGTTCTCGAGCCGCGCCCATGACGTCCGGGGCAGCACGGCCTCGGTTACGTAGTGCGTCGCGCCGCCCGTCGGATCGGCGAGCTCGCCGGCGACCGCACGTTTCGCGATGTCGAGCGCCTGCGCGAACTGCACATCGCTCGCGGTCACGCGATCGATCTTGTGAAGGTTGGCGTCGCCGATGCTCCAGCAGGTGAACTGCCAGGGCTTGCGGCACACGCCCTCGACCCCTTCGCCCCACCAGTCCGGCTTGCCGTCCTTGCCGATGTCGAGGTTGACGCGGTTCATGATGACCGCCGCCACCGCCTCCATGCCGGCCTTTCCCTCGCCGCGCGCCTCGCCCCAGAGGGTGCGCGCGAGCGTATCGATGTCGGTGTTGCGGGTCATGCTCCGAGCACTCCTTCCCGACCGTCGAGGCTGTACCAGTAGATTGGCGCGCGGCAATGAGCCGATCGGCGGATCCCGGCTCGCACCGCTTCAATCGCCCCCACCGGGGCGGTTACCACAGGCGGTTGCAGGTCCATCACGGCGAGGGCGTACTTGCTACCGCTGCCGATCGCGTGATGTCCGCCAGGCACGGGTTCAATGCTCCCCTCCTGGTCAACTTCAAAAACTTCACCTTTGGGACTGACCATCAGGAGCGTGAAGGCATAAGGCGGCTCGTCACGCTGGCGATCATCCCAGATGCGGAAGGGCTTGATGTACCCCTTCAGAAGCTCCAGGCGCTTGGCCTTCCTGGTGAACAACCAGTCCATGCACTCCGCCATGGACGGGCAGCTCTCCCCTCGGATGCCAACGAGATAGCCGTGACGCCGCTCGATCTTGCGCGTGTGGGTGAGGTTCACCTCATCGAGCGTCGTGAGGCTGTCAGCGGCCATGATGCCGCCGCGATAGGCGATGACGGTCATACCGGCGCTCCGCGCTCCGGCAGCGCGACCTTACCGGCGTGAGACCAGCGGCCGTTGTAGTAGCCGCGGACGAAGTAGTTGAAGAACTCCGGCCGACACGCGACGATCGCGCCGGTCTCGGGATCCTGGCGGAGCTGGCAGATGCCGCCGCCGACATGCGCCGAGATCTTCTTCTTCCGCATGAACGGCGTCTGGTCTTCGGTCGTCCCGGTTTGGATCGCGTGGACGTTCCGCACCAGGTTGTACGAGAGCTTGTGATAGTGGCCGGCGAGCAAGACCGCCGGCTTCTCGCCGCCGTCGTAGCCCTCGACGATCTTCTGCACCGTGTAGCTGACCGCGTAGGCGCTGCCGCCGCCGGGGTGCATCAGGTGCAGCATCGACGACTTGCCGGTCTTCGCGTGCCGGAGGCGAATGAAGCACTCCATGTAGCCCATGTCGTGCCAGTCGGTGCGCCCGCACTCGCGCATGATGCGCTCGGCCGCCTTGCCGGGGTCCAGGCCCTCGCGCTGCGCGGCCCAGCCCTCGTGATCGTCGCCGGCGACGGCGTAGGTGTGCAGGCCCTTCCGCTGCGGATAGTGCTCGGCCAGATATCGGAGCTGCGGCTCGAAGCCGTGAACCAGCAGGTCGTGCTTGTTGAAGCGCGCCTCGCCGTCGATCCAGTTGCCGGCGTTGAACACGCGGTCGACCCTGGCGGCGGCGAACTTGTCGTAGAGATCGTTGAGCACGTCGAGACGCGCGTACTTGCTGCAGAGATGGTTGTCGGAGGTGAAGCCGAACAGGTAGGTGCCGTCCTTGCGCGAGATGTACTCTGGGATCTCGCGGGCATGCGCCGGCGCCGGGGTCTTGTCGAGCGACCAGCGCCCGCCGAACTCGTGGATCGTGTAGCCGTGGGTCTTCATGCCCTCGAGCAGGTTCAGCGTGTCGCCGCGCGACAGGCCCATGGTCGAGGCGATCATCTCCAGCGGCATCTCGGCGCGCTTCAGGATCGACAGCGCGCGCTCCTGCCGCTCGTTCACCGAGGCCGGCTTGTAGAGCGACCAGTCGACCTTGCGGCCAAGCGAGCGTTCGCACGCCTTGAGGTGCGTGAAGCCGCTGTTGGGGTTAACTTCCAGCGCCTCGCATGCGGCGCTCATGGCGGTGCGCTTGCCGCGGGCGGAGCCGTGATTGGGCGGCAGCGCGCCGGTCGCCAGGAAGCGCTCGACGGTGTCGATGAACTTCTTGGCGATCTTCGGAGAGACGGGAGGCGTCGGCATGGGCGCTGTTCCTTACAGGTTCTTGACGAAGACGGTGCCGCGCGGCTCGAAGCCGGAGCGGCTGTAGAGAGCACTGGCGACGTGGTTGTTGATACCGGCGGTGACGCCGACGCGGGCCTGGATGGCGCCGCGCTCGTCGCCCCAGGCGAGCATCGATCGGATCAGCCGCATGGCGGTGGAGCCGCGGCGGGCGGCGGGCTGCAGGTAGAGCGCGAGCTCGGTGACGTAGCGCGCGGCCGAGAAGTAGTAGGGCACGATCATGCAGAGCACGCCGCCCTGGATGAACCCGCTCTCGCTCTCGGCGACGAAGCAGGCGCGCGTCTCGTTGAGGCCGAGGAAGGAGGCGATCGTGTGTGCCGCCTCCTTCTCGTCGAACGGAATGCCGGCGAAGGCGCTCTCGGCGTGCATGCCCTTCCCGATCGCGAGGATCGGAAACAGGTCGTTCGGCATTCCGAGGCGGATCTTCATGATCAGGCGCCCGCGCGCTTCATCAGGCGGTCGAGCTCGGCCTGATTGCGGATCGCCATTCCGAGCAGCAGGCACTGGCCCGACGTCAGTGTCAGCATCAGGTGCGTGTGCACGGGGTGGCGCCAGATTATCACTCGGTCGGGCTTGTGGTCGGTGGGCGGCTCGATCGCATTCACCGCAGCCACGAGATGCACGGCTTCCGCGCCCTTGATCTCCTGCTCGACCCAGCCGGCGGCGATGCCCTGCTGCTGGATCACCGGCCAGTTCATGCGCGGGTCGTCGCAGGTCTGCGCGCGGCCAGCGCTGGCGAACATGACGAGGGCGGCGACTGCGATGATCGCGGCGATGATGATCGCGATGACGGGGCGGTGTGCGTCCTGATGGGGCGTCATGGGCGTGCTCCTTGGTTAGGGATCGGTTGCCATGATCCCGGTGCGGGCATAGCCGGCGATATCGACCCAGCTATCGGTGTGATCGGGGGTGTGGATCAGCCGCGCCATCTTGGTCGCGATCATCTCGAGCGCATGCCGCGCGAGCGGATCCTTGCACTCGGCCACCACCGCCTTGATCCTGGCGGCGCGGTCGAAGTCGTCCTTGGGGTGGCCGTAGGCGGCGCCCCGTTCTGCAGTCACCTTCCCCTTGTTCATGGCGGCGTCGAAGGTCTGCAGGCGGGGGGTCTGGTCGCTACGCAGCAGCGGCGGAGACAGGGCGCCGGCGGCCGGAGCTTCGATCATCTCGTGCGGCTTCGTCTTCGCCACCTTGGCGCGAAGATCGTCCTCGTCCATAAAGCCGCCCTTCGCGTCCATGCCGACCGATCTCCGATCTGTCTGTCGGCATAACCTACAAAATGTCGGCGGGTCTGTCTACTACCGCGTGGATTGTCGGGTAGACCGACTGCTCTCGCGCCCGGTTCGGCCGCCTGGTGTGGCAGATCCGCCACTCTGCGGCTTCGGGGTCGCCGGACCGCCCCACATGGTCTGCCAGGCGTTCTTGATCGCCGGGTTGCCGGAGCCGCCCGCCATCAATGCGAAGGACAGCCACGGGCTCGGCGACGTCAGCGAGATCCCGGCGTTGACCGCCGGCTCGACGAACAGGCTGTAGGCGGCGCCCGCCAGGTTCCGCTCCTTGGTGAAGGTGCGGTCGCTATCCTTGGCGAGCACGGTCTTCATGGTCGACGACAGGGTGCCGGCCGTCGGGCCGAGCAGCGCCACCAGCGGATCCTTGCCGTAGCGGGTGTTGGAGATCGCGTTGATGACCGGATCGAGCGCGCCGAAGATGCCGGCGCGCGACCCCGCCTCCATCACCTTCTCGAGCGCCGTCTTCTCCTTGCGCGTCTCGGCCTTGTGCCCCGTCAGCAGCTCGCCGATCGCGTCGCCGGCCTCGTCGCGGCCCGCCTGAACGCCATAGCCGACCGCGTACATGACCGGGAGCGCGAGCGCGACCTTGGCGACCGCCAGCCGCTCCAGCGGGTCGAGCCCGGCCTTCTCACCGGTGCGCCAGTTCTTGTTGGTGGCCGCCGTGTAGACCTCGCCACCGATGCGATAGAGCATCTTCGTGAAGGCGTAATTGAACGACTGCAGGTGAAAGACGAGGCCCCCGACCGGATGGCTGGCGAGCCACGGCTTCAGCGCCGCGTTCGGGTCGATGATGAACGAGCTGCCGCGGATCATGGCCGTGCGGTACATGCCGGCGAAGCCCTCGTCGGCGCGCACGGTCTTCGCATCCGGCAGGTCTTCGCTCGACAGCAGCCACTGCGAGAAGCCCTTCTGTTCGCTGCGCGGGATGCCAAGCTCCTCCAGCCGGCGGGCGGCGACGCCCTTGCCGCGGCGGTTCTCCATGATGTCGCGCGCGTAGGTCCGCGTCTCGGCTTCGAGCAGGCCGAGGTTCGCGACGCGCACCGAATGCGTGTGCTGTTCCAGCAGGTTCGCGAGAAAAAACTTGCGCATCAGCAGTTCCTGCATGCGCGTCGTCGGCTCGACGCCGGAGCGCGCCATCATCGCGCCCTCGTAGCCCTTGCCGATGATGCCCAGGATCTCCGCGCGCTCGCGCGCCTCGATGCCGTGGCCGGACATCTGCTTGACGTATCCGGCCAGCACCTTCGGCAGGTCGGAGACCTTGCCGGAGCGGATCATCGGCCCGATCAGGTCGTTGACGCTCGAGATCGCCGCCTTCTCCAGAAGGCCCAGCGTCTGCTCGACCCGCACCCAGGAGAGGAAGTTCTGCACGCGGCCGTTTACTCGGTCGGCGCGAAGCTGGCCGGTGGCGGCCTGCCATGCCGAAATCGCCTCGCCGGCGAACTCGCGCCCGCCCTTCTCGATGATGCCCTTGATCAGGCCGTCGATCTTCTCGTTCTCAGCGCCGAAGCGCTTGGCGAGCTCGACGCGCTTCGTGGTCGATGCGATGTAGCGCATGAGCGCGTCCACCGGGTCCTTGACCAGCCAGGGCGCCAGCGACGTGTCGGCGCTCGGGCCGAACGACCGCGCCTTCTCCGAGCGCGCGGTCTTGCCGAACGCCTGGAAGTCGAGCGCGTCGGCGCCGGCCTGGCTGCTCAGGATTTTCTCGACCATCTCCTTCGCAGCCGCCTCGGCGTCGGCGCGGGCGAGCCCGGTCTTCCGGTACTCGCCGATCAGCTCCTTCTCGAATTGATTGGCGGTCTTCACTACTTCCAGCGTGTCGAGCATGCGGGGGAAGTAGTTCTTGGTCTGCCCCGTCTCGACGCCGCCGGCGCGGCGGTAGTCCAGCTCTTCCTTGAGCATCTTCGTCACAGCAGCCGCGGCCTTGCCGATCGGCGTGTCGTTCGACTGCCCGGCCAGGACCATCTTGCGGACCTGCTGCATGGCGCCGCGGTCCTCGGCCAGCTTGCCGAGGATGTTCGAGACCTCGTTGTGCCGCTCGCGGACGCGCGCGTGAAAGGCCTCCTGATAGCCGCGTCCAACGGCCTCGCGGCCGGCGGTGCCCGTCGGCTGCACGAGATCCGCGATCTCCTCGAACTCCTTGATCTTCGTGCGGCGGGCGAGCGAGCGGAGCCGGCCGTCGTTCGACATGAGAAGCGCACGCGCGATGTAGCGCGGCGTCTCGATGACGTTGCGCGTGACGCCCTTGGAGGGATCGGAGGCGGCCTTGATCTCGGCGATGCTGGTGAGGCTGTCCTTGACGTTCGCCGTCAGCCACTCGCTGCTCCGGCCGATCAGCCGGCCGACTGACTTCCACACCTGGGGGTCGCCGATCGGGTTGGAGTAGAAGGTCGCGCTGCGCTGCGTGAGGTGACCGATCACGTCGCCGGCCTCGGCAACGTGTGGCTTCTCGTTGGCTTCAGCGTCTCGACGCACGCGGGCGGCACCCTCAGGGCCGCCAAGATAGTCGTTACCCTCTAGGCCGTATTTCTCGTACTTGACCTTGGAGCGCTCAGGCTCGTTCTTGCGCGTGAAATCCAGCGCCTCGCGCCGCGACATGAAGGGGCCGCCCGGTTCGGCAAATCCCATCTGGTCGGCGACCTTGTTGTTTCCAACAAACTGTTCGCCATCTCGCACTAGAGCGGCGTGCATCTCTCCGGGCTTGCCATAAACAACACTGCCGTCGTCCATGCGACGCGCGACCACGAGCTTTGGTGCCTTCTCTCCTGACGGCTTCGGTGCATCATCGGACGGAGCACGGGGGCCATCACTGGCCGCGTCGGTGGCGCGCTCCGCGCCCCCACGATCCCCCGCGCTGGTGCGCACCGGCTCCGCTGCCGTGCTCCGTCCGGTCTGCCCGCCTTGCGGCGGGTCAGACGGTCCCTTGGTGTCGCTCTTGGCGCCCTTCGGCGGCTCGCCACCGGGGCCGGGATTGCGGCCGCGCTCGCGCACGGTGAAGCCGCCCGACGGGTGGTTCTCGATCTCGAAATGCTGGTCGACCGACTTCTTCTGTCCCTCGCCGACGATCCAACGCGCCGCCTGTTTCTGGTCGGAGAACTTGATGGGGCCGCCCTTGTCGGAGCGGACGAAGCCAAACTCGTCGATCGGATAGCGCTGGTCGGCGTCCAGATCCTGCGGCCGGTTCGACGTGCGGGTCTTCTGGTACTTCTGCTCGGCCTGCTCTCGCGCCCGCTGGCCGGCATCCTTCTCGCGTGCCTTGGCCCCCGCCTCCTGGCGGTACTGCTCGCGCGCGCGGAACTCGGCCTCGGCGGCGCTCCAGTCCTTGAAGCGCGCACCCTCGCCCGGGGCCGCCTGCTCCGGGATCGGCGACCGGCCTTGAGCCGGGCCGGGGCCGCCATCGGGCGGCGCGTCGGGGGTCGCGCGGGCACCGGCGGCGCCCGGACCTTCCGAGCTCGCGCCAGGAAATTGCGTATTCGGGTCGGCATCCGTCGCGCGATAGGTCTGCGCGGGCTCGCGCCGGACCGGCTGGGCCTCGGTGCGCGGCAGCTCGGGCGCCGCCGGCGCCTTGGCGCGCTCGACGAAGTCCTGCGCCTGGCGCGGCTGGGCCGCATACTGCGACGACTTCAGGTCGCGCACCGGCACCTTGTAGTCGACGGCATCGGCCTCGGGCTGACCCGTGCGCGGATCGTAGCGCCGAACGGTCGCAACCTCGACCACGCGGCCGCGGGCATCGGGCTCCATGGTGCGGCTGACGACCTGGACGGGGAAGCCGTCGTCAATCATCACGGACTGCGCGTTGGCGCCTTCCGGCCGCGCCGCGGGCTGGGTGTCGCGGACCTCGGCGCCGGCACGATCGCGCTGCACTTCGGCCGCGCGGAAGGCTTCGCCGGCTTCGCGCTGGCCCTGAACCTGCTCGGGCGTCTGCGGCGCCCGCTCCGTCGGCACGACGAGCCGTTCCGGCGGAGACGACACGCCCTCGGCCACACGCGGCGGAGCGGCTTCTGCAGCGCCTCGGGCCTGCGCCTGGGCGATCTGCTCGGGCGTCATCTCGGTCGGACGGCCCGCCGGCATGTCGGGGCTCGGGAGCGACTTCTGCTCGACAGCGGCACGGCCGCCATTGGCCTCGAAGCCGGCCTGAGTGCCGGGATCGATCGCCTCGCCGGGCACGCGATAGGGCGGCGCCTGCGTCGGCGCATCGACCGGTGGTGCGACCTGCTCACCCTGGCGGATGACCTCGGGCAGCGGCGCGCGCGGTTGCGGCAGGCTGGCGGCGGCCGGGTCCATCTCGCCGGCGGCGACCGCCTCCTGCTGGGCGCGGACCTGGTCGATGTCGACAGCCTGCGGATCGGCGGGACGCACGGCCTCGGCTTCACGGCGGGCAGCCAGTCGCTCGCGCAGCACGCCGAGGCGGGGGTCGTCGGCGCTCTCGATGCCCGCACCGCGGGCGACGTGCAGGAGATCGTTCTCGTCCGCCAGAACGACCGCCAGATCGGCGGGCGCGATGTCTTCGGGGATGGCCTCGGGCGCAACGCCTTGACGCCGCGCAACCGCCTCGCGGATGGCGCGTGCGGCGCCGGCGAAGCCGACACCGCCGACTACACCGCCGAGAACGGGGGCGAGCAGGCGAGCCATTGGGCTATCGGGTGCCAGCTCGTCTGCCGCTTGCCCCGCGACACCGGCGCCGACGCCGACCGCGAGATCCGTGGCCGGGCTGTCGGCGATCAGGCGCGAGACGTTTTGAGTAACGGTCGGCGCTGCGCCGGGCATGCCGCGCGCAAGAACGCGCGCCGGGGCGAGCGGCAGCGCGTTCGCGACCACCTCCTCGCCGATGCGGCCGACCCAGCGCTCGGTCGCGTTCTCCGGCTTCGGGAAGACCTGGCTGCGGTCGATCTCGTCCGTCAGCATCGGCAGCGGCTTGATCAACGGTTGCCGTCCGACGATCAGTTCGCTCAGGGTCGGCGACGTTACCGCCTCATGGACCTTGTTGATGCCGGCGATGCCGAGATTGGTGATCGTGTTGGCGATGTCGCCGAAGGTGCCGACGCCGCGCGCGACAGCGCGCCCGGTCAGGCCCGCTTGACGCGCAAGGCTGTCTGCGATCGACGGTTCCTCGACCTTGACGATGCCGGCCTTCAGGTCGAACTCGTCGCGCGGCATGTCGGCGTAGAACTTCTGATGCAGCCGATCGGCGAGATCTTCATCCGACATATCCGCGTATTGCGGATACTGCTGGCGGATTTCGGCGATGCTGGGCATCAGCGGATCCCCAGTGGATCGCTATTACCTCCGGGAGCGGGCGGGGCGCCGAGAGGCGCGCGCCGCGGAATGCGCTCGGTCGGGTTGGACCCGGCGTAGCCGCCGAAGATCTCCGGCTTCTTGTATTCCTCGGTCAGCTCGTCGAGCGCCTTGCGCACGGCCATGACCGGGTTGTCGCCGGACTGCATCAGTACCGCAGCCCGCTCGCGCACGGCCGCCTGCAGCTTCGGCGACATGGGCACACCCGTCGCCTTGCCGGTCGTCTTGTCGACGCTGTAACCGATCTGTGCATTGATCTCGCCATCGAGCTCGTCGACCGTCTTGAGATCGACCGCGGGCTTGGGGGTCGTAGCCTTCGACGCCTCTGACGCCTTACGCGCGCCTTCGTAATCACCATTGCGGATCATCTCGGCGATGACCTGCGAGACGCTTTCCGCCTTCGGCGGCACGGTGAGAGTGCTGGGGCGCGGCGGGCTCGGATTGTCGGGCGTGGCCGCCGGCGCCATCGGACGTTTCGGATCCTCCGGGTGGAAGCTCGTGGTCGTGCCCTGCGGCGTGTTGGTCGTGCCGTCGAAACGACGGGCCATGCGCCCGGTCTCCTGCAGTCGCTCGCGCTCCATCGCGCCGGCGATCGTGTCGCGGTTGCGGCTGTTAAGCCCGCCCTCCTGCGTCGCTCGATCTTCATCGAGCCGGCGCTCCTCGTCGGCGCGCAGAGCGGCCTGCGCCGGCTCGGTGTAGCTGTCGTTGAGACCGACCGGCCGCGCACCGGCACCGGCCGCCGAGCGACGGATCATATCCTCCGTGCCGCCCATGTTCGGCACGAGCGTCTGGATCAGGCTGGCGATGTTCTTGGGGTCGCCGCCGCCGCGCGCATAGGCCGTCAGTGCCTCGCGCGTCACGCGCGACTGCTCCTCGGGCGTCATGGTCGAGAGGCTGGCGAGCACGTTGGAAACCTGCTCGTTCGCGAAGATCTCGCGGTTCTTGCCCTCGGTCTGCGCCTTGTAATACTCGCCCTGCTGCACGCGCGGATCACGCTCCGGGTCGTAGGTCGCGGCGCCGACGAGGCCGGCGATGGCCTGGGCGATGCCGCCCATGGCGCCGTTCTGCGGGTCGGGGGGTGCGACGCTGAAGCCGCTGCTCGCGACGGGGCCGCCGGACGACTGCAGCAGGGGATTGCGGATGCGTGCCATGTCTTCCTCTTACGGGCCGCTGCTGCCGGGGCGCGACTGGAACGGGCGCGTGATCGCGCTGCCGATCTTCGACCAGTTGGTCGTCGGGTTCTGAGCCATCGAGAAGCCGTAGCTGCCGAGTTGCTGCAGCAGGCCGCCGAGCATACTGGTCGACGGGGTCGAGCGGATGCGCATGTCGGTCAGGCCGCGCATCGTGTTCTCGTAGTTCGAGCTCGACCCGTTGACGGCGCCGATGTAGCGCCCGCTCGACGCATTCGATCCGTTCTCGTAGTCGATCGACGAGCCCACAAGATTGTCGTTGAGCTGCGCGATGCTGTCGGCGAGCGACGCCTGCCGGTAAGCGGCGGGAACCTGCACCAGGCGCTTGCGCTGCGCGCTCTCGCGCAGCCCGCCTTCCATGGCGTCCGCGATGCTGCCGATCTTGTCCTCGGCGCGGTCGCCCGCCTGGCGATACTTGAGATCGGCCATGCCCAGCTCAGTCTCGAGCGGGGCCATGGAGATCCGAGCCTTGGTATCGAGGCCGGACAGGTCGCCCTTGAGCGTCGCGAGACGGCTCGCACCGCTGTCGAGCAGGTCGCCGTATGAGGCAACGGTTGCACCTGCATCGGCCACCGCACGCGCCCTGCCGGCGCCGCGGGCCTGCTCCGAGGCGATGGCGTTCTTGATCTCGTCACTGACGTTGATGTCGACGGTGCTGGGCGCAGTGACCGTGCCGCCGATGTCGGCCGATCGCTGCAAGCGCGATACATCACGGCCGGCTTCGGCCGAAGCGTGCCCCAGATCGGTGATGCCGCGATCGACTGCGAGATCGGCGTCCTTCTGGAAACCGCGCTGGCGGCCGCTTTCGGCCGAGCGCAGCGCCTCGCCGAGCTGACGCGCGCTCTCGCGCTCGTCGTAGGCCTGATTGGTGACACCGCGACGGCCGGAAATCGCCTGAAGAATCACATCCGTCGAGCGGCCGATATCGTCCAGCTCGGCCTGCGTCTGAACCTGCTGGCCTTCGCGGTTGACGTCGCGAATGCGCGCGTCGCTTTCGTCGGTGGTGCGGACCCGCTTGTCGTACTCGCCGGACGAGCGCGTGAAGTCGCGCTCGTAGTTCTCATTCGAGAGCCGGCGGCGCTGGTCATACTCCTCGCGCGACATATCGGTCTGCCGGTTGACGGCAGCCTGGTTCGACGCAGCCGCGCGCGAAGCGGCGCGGCTGTTGAGATAGGTGCCGCCGGCAGTCGACGCCAGCGCGAGGCTCGTGGAAATCGGCTCGCACATGGATCAGCGCACCACGCGAACGGGGCTGCCGGTGGAGAGGCCGTTGTAGAGACCGGCGGCCGGCTTCGGTTGGGGCTTGGGCGCCGGGCCGGGCCTCGCCGTCTTGGCGACGGTGGCGGCGATCGGCGAAGCCAGCACGGGCGCGGGTGCCGGGCCAGGGATCGAGTGACGCGGGCCGATGGATCCGACCGGGGATGAAGGCCCAGGGTCGCCGCCGACGGGGCCGGGCACGACGCCGGTCGGCCCACCAAGGACTTCAGGCGACGCCACAGCCGCGCGCGCGACATCAACCATACTGACAGGCGCGGCGTTTGAGGCGGCAGCCTGCGCCGGGGACGGGGCACGGGCCGGGCGGGGGGTGTCCGTCGGCTGGGTGTCTATCCGCTCCTGGTGCTCGCGGCGCTCACGCGCCGCCGCCTCGTCCTGCTGGCGCTGCTGATCGGCGCGCACTCGAGCTTCAGCTTCGCCCTGAGCCGCTTCCCGCTGGCGCGCGGCGTCGGCCTCGCGACCCTCGCGCACGACCATGTCGTAAGCGGTGTCGTCTTTAGGGCCAGTGGGCGACGTCATCTGCTGCTGCCACCGCTGCACGGCCGCATCGGTAAGTGCCGGGCCGAACGCCCGACCGTCGGGGCCGTCGACACGACCGGACACAGCCGAATTGCCGCCGTAGCCGTTGCCGACGCTTGCGCCTGGCGCCTCGTTCGGCCCGCCATTCGCGATGGTCGCGGCGCCAAGAGCGTTCAGCCCGTTCACGACAGCGCCGAGCGACGTGTAGTCCATGAAGCCTAGCCCGGCTTGCGCTCCCGCGCCTTCGCCTTCGCCGCACATGCGCGCGCTCCTTAGTTGACGACCCGCGCCGCGGGCGCGGTGTTGTTGTAGAGCCCCGGCGTCTGCGCGCCGGGCTGTGCCGCGCGCTTCGTGGCGCCCGGCACCATCGCCGCGAACGTGTCGCCGAGCGCGCCGTAGGTCGGGCGCTGGATGCCGCTCGCGACCAGCGACGGATCGCCGATCTGCGCGCCGCTCTGCGCCATGCTGCGCAGGTTGTTCTTGTTCTCGAGCACACCGGCGCGGAACGTATTGGCGGCATTGCGGCCCTCGGCCGCGATGCGCGCCTCGGCCTGGGCGCGCGTCTCCGCCAGCTTGCCGTAGGCCTTCGCCGCGGTCGTGCTGTCGAGCGTGCCCTTCTCGGCCAGGTCATAGGTCGTCTTCTTGACCGCGTCGTCGTACTGCGTCGCAACCTGCGGCGCGTAGAACGACGTGTAGTCGGTGACGAACCGATTGAAGTAATCGTCGTTGAAGCCTGCGAAGGCACTGTCGACGCTGCTTACCGCGCCGTCGATGCGCGCCTGGCGGGCGGTCGCTTCGTTACGGGCCTCCTGTGCGCGGCGCTCCTCGGCCTCGGCGGCGGTCCGGCGCTCGGTCTCGCGGCGGGTATTTTCTTCCTCGCGGACACGGCGGTTTTCTTCGGTGGTGCGCTGCTCGCTTTCGAGACGCCGGCGCTCGATCTCCTCGAGGCGGCGCTGGTACGCCTCCGCATCCTGGCGGCGCTGTTCCTCGGCCTGGCGCGCGCGCTCCTGCTCCTGCGCGTAACGGCGATCATACTCCGCCTGCTCGCGGGCGCGCTCCTCCTCTGCGCGGCGACGGTCTTCGTCGCGCTGGCGCCGGCTCTCCTCCTCTTGACGGGAGGTGTCGACGGGATCCCCGCCTCCGCACATCTCTCAGGTTCTCCCTGATGTTGGGCACAATATACAGTGATGACAGCGGCTTGTCCGACAAAATCCGATGTACCGACAGGAGCCGAAAATCAGGAGGCGTCTTCCTGCTGATAGTGCAGTATGAGGCTGGAAATGCGCGCATATTCTGCCGTGGCATGCACCAGCTTCGGCGCGATGTGCGAGCTCTCGCTGTCGAAGGCGGCCCGCAGCTCGCCATAGGTGATGCCGGAGACCGTGGCGATCTCCTCGTAGGTGTCTTCCTGGCCGGGGTCGGTCGCAACGCTCAGATCCCAGGTGCCTTGCAGGTCGGCGTCGTAGGCGACCCACTTCTTCCAGGTCGCGACCGTCTTGCCGTCCACGAAGGGTAGTTCGACCGTCACCTCGCTCGCGTCGTAGGTCTCGTTCGCGGCGCCGCCATAGAGATAGATCGTGTCGCCCGAGCGCGCGTAGAGCCGCGTGCCGACGACCGCCAGGTCCGAGATCGTGAAGCCCGGCAGGTACTCCGACCAGGCCGAGATCTTGGCGCCCGAGAAATAGGTGAAGACGAACACGCGGTTGCCGATCGACACCCACAGCCGCTTGTCCACCGGCTCGACGATCGAGAGCGCGCGCTCGACCACCGAAGCGGAGAGGGATGCGACATGTGCGTTGACCTGCGGGTCGACCGCGGTGCCGACCTCGAAGACCGTCGCGGTAGAGGCGACGTCGCCGGCGGAGCGGAGCGAACGGATGCCGTCGCTGCCGAGGAAGATGACGTCGCCGTTCTTGTAGCCGATGATCGTGCGCGGCGAGCCGGTGCCGGCGTTCTTGATGACCTGCGCCTTCTCGTTCTCCTCCTCGTCCGCCTTCAGCGTCCACACCTGGATCGCCTCGGCGGAGAAGATGGCGCCATAGGACAGGAACGTCTCGACGCCGATCAGCGTCTCGGAGCCGGCCGCGTGCGTCGCCATGTTGATGAAGCCGGCGCCGACCTGGTCCGAGTTGTATTTGGTCGGGTCGGCGATCTTCGAGAAATGCAGGTTCGAGCCGCTGACCACGTACATCTTCGTGCCGAGCGTGCGGCACGAACGGCCGGGCGTGTAGGTGCCGGCGGCCGCGGTGCCGCCCTCGAGCGCGGTGACGTTCGCGGTCGTGACGTTGCCCAGCACCGAGACCGCAACCTCAAAACCGTTTGGCCCGGCACCGGCAGCGGCAGCCGCCAGGATGAACACGCGGTTCTCGATATTGGTGGCCGTGTATTCCGGCGAGGAGGTGTGGCTGTTGATCTGCGTGACGATCGCTGCGGCCGTTGCGGTGTTGGTCGTCGTCCAGAGGACGCGCGCGCCCAAAACCTCGACGCCGTTGACGAGGATGCCCTCGATCGAGTTGGGATCGACGCCGCCGGCGGTATTGGCCGCTCCGCTGTTAGTGACATCGCCACCATTGGTGACGACCACCGCGAGCCCGTTGCCGGCGGCGCCGGTGACCGACTTGGTGATCGTGACCACCGCGCCGTTCGCGGTCGCCGTCCACTCCGGGCTCGACGTATAGGAGGCGATCTGGGCCGCCACCGCGGTCGCCGTCGCGTCGTGGCTGGTCACCCAATTGACAGCAGCGCCCAGAACCTCGACGCCGCCAATCGTGATGGACGACACCTTGTTCACGCCAGGGCTGGAGGTGCCGGCGGTGATGGTGATGGTCGTGCTGGCGGCGGTGCCTGCGGAGGCGGATCCGGCGGTGACGTCGAAATATCCGCGTGCGCGACCGTCGTACCAATCGGACACGCGCGTGCCGTTGTAGAAATGATGGATCGACGCATCCGCAAAGGACGCGATCACGTAGGGCAGGCCGTTGAAGATCTCGACCTGCAGGACCGCCGTCATCGCCGACGCGCTCGGATGTTGCAGGCGCTGGTAGCTGACGCCCGAGGGCATCGACGGCGTCGCGATCGAACCGAAGACGTAGAGCGATCCGCCAATGTTCGCCATGCCGAACGTGCTGGCGGGCAGCGCGTAGGTGCTGACGAAGGCCTTGC